GCTCATTCGTCCTCCTCGTCTTCCACTTCGTCACGTCGCGTCTTGCCGCGCTTCCGTCGACTGGCGCCGCCCGATTCGAATCGCTTCTCATACTCGTCGAGCATCGAGTCGGCAAACTTGGTCGCGACCTCCACCATGATGTCGGCCGCGTCATCGGCGTCGTCCGGCAAGTCCGGCACTTCGAACGCGGCGAGCGCCACGCCCGTCCAGTCGATCCAGAGTTCTTTCTTTTCTTCGTCTGCTTTTGCCATTCAAGTCTGCTCCTGTTTTTCTTCAGCTTCGACTTCGTCCTTGATCGCCTTCTGGTAGCCGTCGACGGCAGTGGCGAGCGCGCGCAAGTTGCGGTTGTGTGTATTGTCGACGGAGTCGACCATCCCTCGCTCTTCTAACGTCAACGACGCTCGCCCACCTCTTCGCCGACTCGACGAGTTCTTCGAGCCACGCGAGCGAGTCTTTTTTCTTTGGTTTCGTCACGCGAGCCCTACCTCCTTCTTCCCGAAAACGCGATTGCACCCTGCCCGATACGCGGGAGTCGCCACCTGCGGCGGTCCGCTGAGCTCTGACTCCGGTTCATAGATCCATGCTTATCCGGTTACCGCCCAAGCGTGTTCCCACTGACCCGAATAGAGCCCGTCGTAAGTCGGGCCCTCCACGTCGGCGGCAACGCCGAGCAGGCTCCGGAAGCTGTTGAACGGGTAGAAACGTCGATTGAACCGGAACGTGAATTCATTGAGGTACGCCTGCAAATGTTGAGGCCCGACGCCATGATGCACGCCGAGCAGCCACGATTTCATGTTGCTGAAAATGAGGTGAACGATCGGGAGGTATTCCTCCGCGATCCGGGACTCGTTCTTCTCGGCCACCTGAAGATGCTGGTAGCCGAGCTTCGCGAGCCCGTCATAACCTGCCCAGTCGTCCGTCACGACCATCGTGCCCTGCTGCACCGAGTCGAGGACGAACCCTTGGAGGGTCTTCGCGCGGCGGTTCGGAGCGACGGAGAGCCGGAGGCGCCCGGCGTAGCGACCCCCACGACGCGGCACGGCCTTGCTGTGCTGGTCGCCGGCCGGGTCCTTCGGCACGCGCTGGCGGACCTCTACGGCGGCCACCACGAGCGTCTGGTGGTGCGTTCCACGACCCTCGCCTCTGGTACGCCCACCCGCCCACGTCTCGTCAATCTCGACGTGCTGCGACGGCGGACCGCCGATCTTGTCTCGGTTCGGCCGCACCATTCCGGCTCGGAGCTTGTGGAGGATCTGAAAAGCAGTCTCGTAGCGGGTAAGCCCGAGCTGCCGTTGGAACTGCACGGCGGACATCCCGGGCGTCATCGTGGAGACGAGGTAGGAGGCCCAGAACCACGTGGAGAGCGGCGTCCGCGTCCGCTCCATGACGGTGCCGGCCGTCAGCGACGTGTCCGCCTGGCACTTCTTGCAGCGCAGGATGTGGGGCTTCGCGGCGAACCGGTACGGCTCTCCCGCCCATCCGCAGCGGCACCGGAACCCGTCCCGCCAGTGGATGCGCTCCAAGTACTCGGCGCACGCCGCATCGTTCGGAAAGAGCTTCTGAAACTCGGGGAGCGACTTCGGGAAGGGGAGGTCAGCCATCGGCGTCCTCCTCCTCTGGCAGAGAAAAGTCCCCGCGTGCGTACCGAGTCACCAGATCGCTCAGCGTTATCGCGTTTCCCTCTACGAGATCGATTGATCTCCGTTCCGGGTCGATCTGGTGCAACTCCCAGCACACATGCGGTGTCGACCGCATCATGTGGAAGATCGCGAACCTGCCGCAGTCGGAGTAGTAGTGGCCGTCACCGCCCGACTCGAACAGTACGGCGTCATAGACGTTGTCGTCTCGATTGGGGCCTTTCAGCCAGAGGCGGCGCGGTGCACCCTTTTTCACGGGGTGCTTCCTTCGCCCGCCTCACGGGCATACTCGATGGCAGCGGACAGGAGCACCCGGTTGAGCCGCTGCCCCCGACGATCGAACTGGTCCTCGGGCTCGACCGCAGCATGCGCCGCGAAGGCGAGCGCCGCCTCCCGAAGGGAGACGGCAGCCTTGCTGTCGTTGGCTCGCGGGGGAGCCATTCAACGAGCCCTTTTCTGGTTCGTCTCGTGGGTGGCCCGGAACAAGGCCCCGATCGCGAACAAGTCATCGATCTCCCCGCCGAATTCGTTCAGTTGGTAGAGCCCGCTTCCGTCGCGGGCCAAGCGGCAGTGTCGCACGCGGATCTGCTCGGCCTCGGCGGCGGTGTCCGTGGTGTAAACGGGGAGCCCGCCGTCCGGTTTCTGGCCTCGCTCGCGGATGAAGACGTGCCCGCTCTGGGTCACGTCGAGAAAGAACCTGCGGGAGAGGTCGGTCTTGGTGATAGATGTAGCCATATCGGGAACTCATCCTTCCTGGTCACGGGTCCCGGCTGGTTGCACAGCGCGGGGCCCATTTCGTTGGTACCCCCAGAGCATAGCCAGCCGGGGCTTGGGTGTCAACCGGATAAGCATGCATAGATCGTCTCAACGTCGTGCCACTCACCATCACCGGGGGTGAGCTTCACGATCTCCGCGTTGGTGAGAAGCGACTGCCCGTTCTTCATCGGCGTGAGCGTGCCCAAGTGAACGCGCCCGTCCTTGCGGCGCTCGACGAGGTGCGTGTTCGGGCCGACCTCTTCGCCGATGCGGATCTGATCCTTCTTACTCATTCGCCTGTCCTCACCCATTTTTTCCAGGCTTCGATCACCTGTTTAGCTAACGCTCTCCTGTCTCGTACATCGTCGAGATTGTAGAAAGTCCGCTCGCTGTGATTGATCACGCCTCCTAGCGCATCGAGGCAAAGCCATCGCGGCGCGCTGCGTATCACAACACCGCTCGGGAGTTCGATTACCTCGATTCGACCCTTCTTCTTACTCATGATCCGTGGGATCTCCTCGGGTGACGTAGGCCTTCTCGCCGGTGGACGCGATCAAGTCGCCGAGCGCGCCCATCATCATCTTTTCCCGTTCGCCTTGCCCCGCCGCCACGAACTTCGCGCGCTTCTCGAGCGGCCAACCGAGCTTCGGTTTACAGCACGAGAAGTCGGGGCAGCACTCGTGCCTCGTGTTAGGGCACACCGAGTCGCCTGCCGCCCAACGTCGAAGCTGTTCGTCCGGGGTTGGAGCTCCTTCCGGTGTCCAGGTTTGAAGGCACCGGACGTCGCTACAGTAGCGACTGCCGCAGGGATGACGGGGGCAGCCGTTCACGGGCGCTCCGCATCGTATTCGAACAAGTGCAACACCAACTCCCCGTCGAAGAGTTGGAAGGTTCCGAGATACGTAAGCATCTCTTGTTCCGGTACTTGGTGACCGGTTCCACAGACGACAAACCGACGTCGTACCGTCTCCGCTTCCGGATCGAGTAAGAACCACGCCTGCGGTTTGCCGCGCTGCACTTGCACGTCCAAAAACCTAGCCCTGGCAGGCAACTTTAAAACGAACGTGCTATTTTCTGGCACCGGGAACTTGTAAATCGTGTGCATCACGTCCCCTCCTTCGGAGGCATGTTCTCCGCCGCCCACCGCGCGTACGGATTCTTGATCGACGCCTTCTTCTGCGCGTCAGTGCGCCGGGCTTGGTAGTCCTCGACGTAGGCGCGAATGAGCTTCATCTGCTCGGCGTCAGCGCGTATTCGCTCGAAAGCCGCCCTGTCGATGAGCACGAGCTTCCCGTTGAGCGCGCCGTCGAGCTCCTTGGCGAGTTCGAGCCACGTGCGGCCCTCGCGCCAGACCTCACCGAGGTTACTCTGTTGAAGGCGACCGCCGACGACCTTGCGAAGGGCGGACGCCAGGACGGCGCCTACGGACGCGCGGGGGGTCATCTCTTACACGTCCCCGCGGCACCGTTCGAACAGTGAAAGCAAGTCGGGCGCGTGTTCGCTCAAGTATTGTCGAACAGGCCGCTCGTCGATTCCTGAATTCAAGAGCCGCGTAACATCGGCAAGATCACCATGTCGCCCGGCGGCGAGCTTCATGTAAATGAGCGCCGGAAGACCAATCACCGGCACCCCTCGCGATACGAACGGATGCTCGAACGACTCGAGCAAAAATTCTTCGTCGCGACCGATCGAAACAGGATCTACCGCAACACCGCCCGACGAAATCGGGAGACCTGTGCGAAACGACACGATCGGGCCATGGTGTTCGAAAGCCTCTTCGCCCACGAGAAAGTCGACGTCCTTAGTCGCTCGGGGAGCTCCGTAAGCGCCTACGGCGATGCCACCGATGGCAACGAACGGCACTCCCATTTTTTCGAGCTGAGTCGAGGCGTCGTACAGCGCTTGAAGAATTCGAGAAGAAACTACGCCTTCGCATAGCCCAAGATCGGGCTTGTCAGAATGTTTCGTTCGTCCACGGACGAATGTTCGATGCACGGCCATCAAACCACCTTTAACCCTCTCTCGATGAGAGAACGCACTGCCGTCGAGAACGTGACCTCGATTCCGAGCTCCTTGCTCAGATTGTTCCGATACCCGTTAACCCGTCGTTCGAGATCTTCGCCCATTCTGAACTGCACCTGAGAACCAAGCCGCGCTTTCGTGTCTCGCGGTTTTTTCTTTTTCATGTACCGGAACACAGTACAACCGACGACAGGTGTCGACAAGTCATTTTTCGTCAAGTAGCTTCGATCGCTTCGCGCACTGCACCCGCCGCCCCTGAAGCGCCGCTAGGAGCGTCTCTGGGGACACACCAAGCACCCGGGCCGCAGCCTCGTGCGAGGCGTTGAGCACTCGGAGCCGCGCCTTGAGTACCTCGAGCTCAGGAGCGGTCAGGGGGCGGGTGGACAGATCCAATTTCATGAATCCCGATCCTTCCAGACCTTCCGCGCCGCGGCCGCAAGCTCCGGGATCAGCGCGTCAGCGCAGTCGCCGCAGAGCACCGCCATCACCGGCGGATTCACGCCCTGCGGAGTCACTGCCGTAACGAACCAGCCCACGCGCTTCAATTCCGACGTGAGCCGCTCGAGGTTGAACGGAAACATGACGTCGACGCGCTTGTCGCAGTCCTGCTTGGGCTCGGACATATGCCCGGTGCAAGGCAGCGACAGCAGAGCCTGCGGGTCGGGCTTCCACTTCACGGGCTACCCTCCGCCCGTCTCGGCCAATTCGGCGGCGTAGGACCGACCCGCCTGCGCCGCGTGCTCGGCCTCTACCGCAACTCGCTTCTGGACTTCCTCGAACGTAATCGGCTGCCCGTGCCGCCAACCGATGTCGTGCGGCAGATCCATACGGATGTACGTGAAGTCGATGATGACCTTCGCCGCGCTCGCCTCGAGCAGCATGCCGCTCGAGATCCGAGGCCCGCAGAGGACCATGACGTCGCACCGGCGGACCTGCTCGCAGTCGGACTTGAGGCCGAGCGCGCGGTTCTCGGGCGTCTCCTCGAGCTCTTGCGTCGCTACGAGCCATGAGCACTCGACGGCGAAGCCTTGACGCCAGAGCCACGCGGCCCACTTGGCGGCCTTGCGGCGGTTCTCGTTGATGCCTTCGAGGGTGGGGGCGGAGAGTGGGTGCGCAAGGTAAATTTGGATCATGTGCCCCCCCTCGTCCTTACGGATGAGTTCCATGATCCGTTCGTCCAACACTTTGCTGCGCTTTTTCAGATCGACCGATGACAGTTTTCGCGCGAGCTCGACAAAAGGAACGGCGCACTTTTTACAAAGAATGCCGGCGGCATGCACTCTGTCCTCAGCGTCATCGTCGGAGAATCGACGATCGATTCTGATATCGATCTGCTCGAATTCTCCGGTCTTCAGTTCTTTGTGCAATCCCGTGGCAGGGCACAGGTCACATCCGATTATGTTGCCGTAGCTCATGGCGTGTTCGTCCCCTCGACCTCTCGCTCCACCCGCCCTCGCGTGCGCTCTTCACACCACATGAGCGCTTCCTCGAGCTTCGTGATCGCGAGCGCGTTCTCACGGCAGGCGAACTTCTTGTTGCTCGCCGTCTGGTAGAACTGAAGCCGGCCGATCGCCGCGAGAATGACGCCCTCGACGAAGGCGCCGTTCAGTTCGGTGGTACCGAGCGGACCGTTCTGCCAGTCGATGACGATGCCCATAGCGCGCGTCTCGCCACCCGCTGGGTTTCCGTTTTTGTCGAGGTCGTGTTGTTGCGTAATTTTCTGTCTCATGTTTCGGTTTCCTTTCGTGGTGCAAAGACGATGAGCCGCTCAGCTTCAGCTAACCCGGCGTTGTACCCTTCTGACCAAGCCTCTCGCACGTCATCCTTGGCCCACTCTTTTAGTCGCGCTTTCTCTTCCTCGAACTCTCGTGTGACGCGATCGAACTCGCTCTTCATCGAGAGACGCTCGGCCTCTAGCGCGCGGGCGATGGCGTCGTCTCGTTCTTGTTTGAGGTCGCGGTATCTCATCATTCACTCCTAGGATCGCGCGTTGCGTCGTACTCGTCGAGCACGGAACGAGGGAAGTTAGTGAGGTCAGCGCGATGCAATCGAACGAGGAGCTCCCGCCCGATTTGTTTCATGTGAGGGTCCTTCGCTATTGCTGCCGCGCGATACGCTTCCAAGACGTCGCGATCCGACATGCCCGTCAAGACAACTGCGAGCGCTACTTCCGGTTTCATCGTTACCTTTCTGGAACCAAGGTTAGAGACGGGCGCCTGGGGACAGCGTCCCGCTCGAGAAACATCGCGTACTCTTCTCTGGCCCAGCGACGCTTCACCTCTTGCGAACCCCAATCCTCACCGGTGCGAAAGAAACGAAGAAGTGCCCACGCCGTGTCGACACGAACCAAGCGAATGCTCCCGTCCATACCTAGGTAGGCGAGTCCGCTCGCGCTGCGCCATTGCTTATCGGTCAAGAGCCCACCGCCACTCCGTCACGTTGAAAGAAACGCACGCCCGGCACCTGGATCTGCCCCTTGGTCGCTACGCAGACCTTCCGAAGCGCTGCCGTGTCGATGAGCAGGTACTCTCGAGGCACTAGGTTCGGATCCGTGATTTCGACCTCCCACGTCTTCCGGAACGTGATGGCGGTCGGCGTCGGAGGTGTCGCGAGCGCCGTGAGCTGCGCCATCGCCGTCGGTGTCGGAGCCTGCCCGGCCGCGACGATCGCCGCGTGCTTCTCTTGACGAAGCGTTTCCTGGTAGCCAGCGACGCGCTCTTTCAAAATGTTCTCGACCATCTGATACGTCTCGAGCGGAGCCCGGAACCACTCACGCACCGCACGCTCGGCCTCGCGGAGCGGTCCAAGAACCGTCTCACGTTGCGCGGTCAGTCCTTTCACGCGAGCCTTCACCTCGATGAGCGCCTCGCAGATCCCCGGGTACGTCTGCGAAGTACACGGCAAATCTTGAAGCGACGCCGAAAGCTCCGCAAGCGCTTCTTTGCTCTCGAGATCGTGCGGGCGTTTGACCCAAACACTATCCGCCACCGCGATCGGCGTGTCGGTCATGTTTCCACGATTTCCGTGAGCGGAACCTTGCCACCGGTCAAATCCGCAAGCGCCTTGCCCTTCGCGTAGCTCGTAAGCTTCTGACCTTTGAGCGTGTTCAAGATCGTCGACATCCCTATTTTGCCACCCGCCCGATCCACCAGACGCTTGGCGTAGGCCGTCTTCGTCATGCCTTTCGGAAGCGTACTTTCGAACCACGCCCTGAGCGTCATCTTGCCTTTTTTCGTTGCCACCTTCATCTCCACCTTTTCTGGAACCAGGTTCCGAGACCGATTGCGTCGTGCATGTTGTGCGCACGAGATTTTGGAAGCTTCGCAAGGTTGTCGAGCTCCCCTGGCGTGAGCGTCTCACGCACGCGACGCCAGCACACATCCTTCGGAAGCTGCCCCTTCCACGCTCGAGGCTTGACCAACGTGACGCGGAAACCACACGCAGTTGCACGATCAGAATACCGACCGACCATCACAGCAAGCTTAATCAAGTCGTTCTGATCGCCCTTCTGTTTCTGTCCCTGATAAATCTGCGGAATTTCGATGAGGCAATCTCCGGCCGATTTTCCTTGCCTGATCGGTGCCACATTCTCGATGAGCATGAGACACTCTTCTTCAGTACAAACTGTCGCACGACGTAGCAGATCATCAAACACCGCGAACCCAGTCACCTTGCCCGGATCAATCGCTACGAGGGCCACGACACGAGCCTCCCGTCCTTGTAAATCGCCTTCGCATCCTTGGACCAGTATCGGCAGAGGAGCGGCTCAACCTTCGGCGTCACGTCAGGGATCGCTCGCTTCGCCGCCGCGACCATGACGGCCGCCACAGCCATCGCGCGATCGTGCGCGTAGTAGTCGTCGAGCACCTCGACCAGGTACTGGTCATGGATGAAGTTCACGGGCCTCGATCCGAAAAGGATGTGGTCTCGTTCGTAGTAGCAAGCCCGCGCGAGATCGTAGCCGGCCCACGTCGCCGCCGTCGCACCGAGACTCTGGAACGGGTCGTTACACGCGACCGTGTACCGCATGCCGGAGCGCCACGACCCGGTGACGAAGCGCTGCATCGAAATCCCACTATCTTGTTCTTTCTTCGCAATCCAATCGAAGTACGCTCGGGCTTCCGGCCACTGCGCAAGCCAGAAACTCTTCAGCTCCGCAGCTTTTTCGACGGTGATGCTCACCTTGTACGAAGACGCGGCGTACTCGACGAAACTGTCTTTACCGAGACCTCCCGGGAACCCGAAGTTTCCGACTTTCGCCACGAGACGTCGCTGCTCGACTTCTTTGTCACCACCCTTACGCCGCGTCTTCGCTTCGTCATAAGTGATGCCAAGGATCTGGGCTGCAAAGGCCAAGTGCGGATCGTCACCGGCGTTCAGGACCTCCGCGAGTCTCGAATGTCCCAAAGCCCAGAGACACGTCTGCGCCCACGTACAAAGTTCGAGCATCGCGTAGTCCGCGTCGACGAAAACGAATCCAGGGCGAGGACGGAAGCACTCGCGCATGCCGACAAGACGTTTGATGTTCTGTATATTGGGAGCGCTCGACGACGTGCGACCTGTTTCTTGAAGCGGCTCGAAGCGTGTCTGAATCGGCGTGTTGACGCCTTTCAAAAGGATCGGAATGTCCGTCGAGACAACCTTCGCAAGGCTAGAGAAGTTCGCGTAAGCACAAAGGATCGGATCTCCCGTCGCTTTGCACGTCGCGTCGTCGAGGGCGACGTCACCGCCGTCGGTCTTCACGACCTCCAAGCCCTTGGCCGCGCACACGCTGACCATGAGAGCCTTCGCGGCTTTCGTGTCTCGCGTGCCGCTCGGACGTACCAAACCCCAATTTTCTAGAACGGCTTTGAGTTCTTCGACGCTCTTCTCTGTGGCCCGAACGAACGCCGCGACGGCTTCCGGATCCGTTTTGATCCCGTAGCAAGACATGAGGTGGAGCATCCACGCCGTGCGGCACCGCGCAGGCTCGTCGAGAAGGAGCGCCGCATCAGATTCTTGCGCTTCGTACACGGCGAGCGTCGCGACCGCATCGTCCTTGGCGTACTGGCGAGCCTCCTCAGGCCACTGAAACAGAGGAATCTCGTAGAGCTCGGAATATCTGAGACGCCAGGTGTCTTCGCCTTTAGAGAGTTCTTGGCCGGTGTGTCGTTTCAAGAGCTCGGCGAGGCTGTAGCCGATCTTGTACACCTTGCCGTCTTCGCCGCGCCTGAAACCGCTGTAACAACCCCTCGCGATGTCGATCATCTTCTGGCGCATGATCACGTCGCGCACGAGCCCACGGTCGTAGAGCGTCCAAATCCGATCAGCGAGCGACGGATCGTGCGCTAACATGACGCCCATGTCGTAAGCAGTGTTCGCACCGATCACCGGCGTGTTTCTGTTGAGCGCGACGTCGGCCATCGCTCGGAACGTCGGAGAGCCGTCGATCGCGTGATAGAGCTCGGCGTTGTAGTCCGGTCCGGCAAAAGAAATGCACACGAGATCCGGGGCAAGGTTGCCCTCGGCAATCCTAAAGGTTTCGCAATCGAACGACTGCACCCTAAACCGCCTCCAAATAGTTTGCAGCCGCACGAAGCATCAACGCATCGTCTTTAAAATGTCCCAGCCCTAGGTTGCACGAGTGGCAAAGCAATCCACGAACTCTACCTGTTTCGTGATCATGATCTACCGACAACAACGCCAACGTGCCTTTAACAATCCAAGTTTCTGGTTTTCTGCAAATGGCGCAAACACCGTTTTGAGCAACTGACCTTTTCGTGTACTGCTCAAAAGAAATTCCGTACCTTTTGAGTTTTGCGTTTTGCAAAATCTTTTTGATTCTTTCCGGGTTTCTCGCTCTCCAAGCTGCTGCTCTTGCTTTGTGTCTTTCTGGATTTTGTTTGTGATAATTTCTCGCTTTTTCCAGATTAGCGGCGCGCCACTTCTTGCCTTCCCCTAATCGACGAGTTCGGCATTGGGCACACTGTGCTCGCCCCTGTTCGGGCGGAACTTTGCCACAACGCACACAAATCCCTGCGCGTTTACGATCACGATAACGTTCTCGTTCCAGGCGGGTGTGGGTGGAGTTTTTCATCCGGAACTTCGCCCCGCCCTAGGTTCACCAGGGCGGGCTCTTTCACTTCACCTAGGGGTCATCCACGGAGGCAACGTACCCGCCGGGGGCATGCCAGGCGTCCCGTAAGGGGCTTGCCCTTGCTGAGGTGCCGGTGCCTGGAACGCCGGCTGTGCCTGCGGCTGCGGCGCGTAGGCCGGTGCCTGTTGCGCAGGTTGTGTCTGAGGCCATGTGGGCTGTACTAGCGCAGGCTGCGCGAACGCCGGTGGGGCGTACGCAGCCGGATACCCCTGGGGAGCAGCCGCGGGTTGCACCGCTGTCCTCTGAGGCATCTGCGCCACTGCCGGCGTCGGAACCGGCTGCCAACCAGACGGAGGTGTCCACGGCGTCCACACGTGAAGCGTGAACTCCCTCTGCTGCTTGGTCAGCGTGATCCGACACTCGACGGAAATCGTCTCGCGTCCGCCGAGCACGGCCGTGCCCTGCGTCTCGAGCGCCGTCATGAGCCCCGCAAGCTGGGGCCTCAGTTGCTGATCGATTTGCATAACGTGTTCTTTGTTCGTGATGTCGAACCCGAGAAGCGCCGCCATCATCTCGAGGATGTTGGAAAACGCTTGCTGCTGTTGAGCCATCTTGACGAAGTACGTCCCCTTGCTCCCGATCGGGTGCGCGGGGTTGTCACTCTCCAAGACTTCGAATTCGGCTATGAACGCCACTCCAACTTTTTGCGTCTGCTTGCTCAGACACCGGAGCAAGCGGAGCTTGTACCTTCCTGGGTTGAAATAGTTTCCACGTTCGAAAATCGGTGCATTTCCAATTTGAGACCAATCGATGGGGGGCATTTGATATTCCTTTTCGTAGACGGGAAAAATTCCCGCGAACGACACACGAGCCAGGCCAGAAACTCTTGGCGACAAGCATCGTGTGTCGTTCGCGATCAGGTTTCCTTCTCTTGACCACATGACTTTTTCGTCAACTGCTTCGGTACCGAAAAATTGAACACTGCATTGATGCCCGTTGCTTTCACCCAAAATCCTTCACGAAACGCAGCAAGGATAAACGCTCCGTTTGCAATGTACTTGTGCTTACCGCGCGCACTGCTCCAGTTCTCCACATCGTGCTTGTAACCGTAACTTCCGATACGTCGTCCGTTTTTTGGAAAATACGAAAGAGGCTTGGCGTACAACCGAAGCCATTCACGACACGTCTCCACCTGATCTGGTTCGATTGTGCAAGCTTTTCCGGCACGACACTCTGCGCAGTAACAGCCTCTTGGCGAACAAGGCAGACATCCACATTCAGATATTTGTGCTGGAGTCATTATCGGGAACGTCATGTTGTCCTCAACGAGTCGGCTTAGCAGCTACGTTTTGTATGCGACACGCACACGTGCTGCAAATCCGAATGTAATGACGTCCACTATGAAGCGGTCCTGGCTCCACCGGACTGTCGTGTTCAGCATTATCCGGGTACCAAATGTCTACTGTAGGTGCTGTACGCTCCCCGCAAAGGTGACACCAATCGTCCGTGCTGTGATAGAGCATCGCTGCTTTCATCTGTTCCAAACCGCTCCTTTCAAGTGCATCGTGTTCGGGACAATGATGTCCGCGAGCTGAAGTTTCTGCCGGTCCCCGGTGATGTCCTCTTGGTACTGGGCGTCGCTCTGTATGATGCGCATCGCGTCTACGTGTTCGGCACACGAAATCACGACATCACAGATCACTTCATCCGCCTCTTGCCCGTCGCGGTGCGTACGCGCGAGAAGCTGCTGCCACCGGTCACCCTGCTGCATCGGCGAGGCAACGAGGCTATGCGAGAAGCGTTGCAGGTTCCGCCCCTCTCGGTTTGCCTCGATCGAAAGAATAGCGCACGTGCCGTCGAAGCTCTCAACCGAATTTCCATTCGCGTCTAAGCCCTCGCCCGCAAAGTAAGGTAGCCCCGTGTTCGCCGACAAACGCTCAGCGAAGTCAATGTGCTCACACCAAACGAGACCACCGTGCTTCTCGGCCCACTTCGTCACGTACTCGAGAACGGAGTCGTCGAACGGCACCGCGACGGTCTTCGGCTTGAACGAATCCCGAATCGCGACCCACGCCTTGTATTCCTGGTCGCCATACCACTCGGGATGGTCCTTGCACGCGAGTGCGACCTGCATCTCGGAGTCGAGCCGGCGTTGATTAGTCTTCAGGATCTTGCGACAGAACGCGGACCATGCCTTCTTCGCTTCGAGCCACTCGTCAGGCGGTCGAATCTCCCATCTGTAGAAGAAACCGAGCGCGAGCTCGCGAGCGTGACGCCAGATCGCAAACCCGTCGCTCAAGGGCCAGCCGTCGGGCGTTTCCCACCGATCACGGAGTCTTTCGAACGCAGCGGTCGTCACTTCCGTCGTTTCGACAACATGACCTTGAACACGAAGGCTGACGTTGCAACCCTCACCCGAAGCCGTCACGACACCAGGCGTGTCGTTGATCCGCCTACGAACGGCGATGCGAGCGCGTTGCGTCACGTCACCGGTGTCTTCCTCGGTCGCAAGCATCAAGATCGCCCCTGGGTGAAGAGGCGGAACGATCGCGTTCGGTCGCTCGTCGATCGCAAGCGCCCACGCCTCTAGCTCGGTCCAGTGTCGTGGAAGCGGCGTCCGGAGCTTCAAGGACCAGAGCAAGAGGTGCGCGAAGTCGTGCAAGCTTCGCTTCGAAATCGTGCCGGTCAAGATGACCATGCGCGTCTCTGGGTGGTCGTGCATGTACCTCGCGACGCGCTTCGTGACGGCGGCGCGCTTGTTCTTGAGCTTGTGCGCCTCGTCACAGATGATGAGGTCAGGGTTCGCCTTCTCTAGCGTCTCCGCGCCGGAGACGCGACCGAGAGCCTGGTAGCTCGCCATGTGAAGGAGCGGCGGGAGCTGCCAGTGCTGAGCGTACTTCCTAGCTTCGGTTCTTGTTTTTTCGATGAGCGCCGCTGGGGTGATAAGCATCGGCCGTGGAGATTCGAGTACGAGCGGCGCTAGCAAGGAGATGAGGGTCTTCCCACCGGAGACTCGAATCGGTCCGAAGAGCCCTTGGTAGTCGTGCATCTCGCAGAGAGCTTGGGCCTGCACCGAGCGGAGCCGCATCGTTCCGCCCGGCGTGCGGAGATGGTTCGTGAGCAGATCGATCCGTTCCGCTTCCTCGTCGGGCGTGAGCGGCACGCGCCGTGGGATCATGATGATCCTGTCGAGCTCGGGCGTGTGCCGCACGCCTTCGGCTTCTCGGATCTTACCGAGAGCGGTGCCTCGCCTCGCGCCGTTGGTTGCTTCGGCAACGGCGGCGAAGATGTTGGAGAGGTCGATGGGGTCAGACACGAATTTTTACTTTTTTAGCACAACAGTCTTAGCCAGCACTTTCCTTGCGGCGCGGAAGATCGGCGCGAGCTTGGCGACGCTTTCCAAAGCTTCGTATCTACGAACCCAAGACTGCATTTCGCCCAATGCTGTTTCGACTACGTTTTCAAGAGCGCGCTCGTCCGAGAGCACGTCCGGCATGGTCATCGGCGCTCTTTGCTGCGCTTGCCCGTCTGATTTCACTAGTTTGATCGTTTGGAGCCACCGAACCTTCTTGGCGGCTTTCCCACGCTCGTCCACGTACTGAAAGTCGAAAGCGCGAATGTAGTAAGCCGCCTGGTGATGGCGATACTTCTCCCCCGCGATGTTGTCGTCCCACGTGAACTTGTTGTGTATCGGGCTGTCTTTAGGTTTAGCTCTAGCCAGAAGCTCTTTGCGCCATTCGAAAGCAGGGATCTCTCCTGGCGGTCCTATCTTTTTGGCGATGTCAGACAGAACCGCCACGAAAGGCGCGACGTCTTTTTTATTGACGCCACGAAAACCGTCGCGGTTTCCGATCACAAATTCGCGTACAGTCGGCGCGGTTGCTGTCATTTTTTCTCCTGCGGCTCGGTTCGTGTACTGCCGTTCGAATCGTATCGAGTCGAATCGGTTCGTGTCGGCTCGGTTCGAGTCGCCTCGTATCGGTTACTGCCTCTCGCTTCGGTTCAGATCGGCTCACCTCAGCTCGCATCAGCTCGGCTCGATTCGGTTACTGCGACTCGTTTCGCCTCGAGTCCAGTCGTGTCGGCTCGCATCAGTTCGGCTCGGGTCGAATCGGTTACTGCGGTTCGTCTCGTGTCGATTCGTCTCGGGTCGTCGCCTCTCGGCTCGGCTCAGGTCGACTACCGCGATTCGTTTCGCATCTAGTCGCATCGGCTCGTCTCGATGTCGTCTCAGCTCGCATCGGCTACTGCTCGTTTACTTCGCCGGAGACATCACAATGTCGAACCGGCCCATCTCGCCTTTCTTCTCGGGACGCCACTCACAGAGCCCAACCGAGAGCCCAGCGCGGCGCACCAAGAAAACCAACCAAGCATGCGAAATGAGCTTAGGTTCGAACTCGATCTGAATCTTGATCGACCAGTCGACGAACTCCGCTCGGTAGCACTGCATCGGCACCTTTGCGTTCCACCGGCCTCGTCGTACCCAGTCGGTACGCATCCTCGGACCCTTTTTGCATTCGATGGGGATCAAGTCCCCTCGAACGAACAATGTACGCTGCACGACCTTCTGATCGATGTTGACGTCGGACATGCCGGCGGCAGTGACCAATGCTTGCTTAATCCACCGCGCCGGGATGCAATCGCGGCCATCGTCGTTTAAGACGCGAGCAGCTTGAAACTCCGCTTCCGGATCGCGAGGAGGCTTTCCTTTGGCACCAAGTTTTCCCTTGTTGATTTTGCCAGTGCTCTCCCCTTCGAGCTGAGCCTTGCTCTTCTCGCTGAAGTTGTTGACCAAGAGTGGGCTCAACCCCTTCAAGTAAAAGGGTACGATCTGCGTTTCGATATCCGGAACTTCGATCAGCGCGGGAACCTTCGTGGTCTCCGCTGGTTTTAAAGCTACTTTTCCCATTTACCTTTTTCCTTTTTGATTGATGCTCGTGCATCCGACTGTTCGACGAACGTCCGATGTTTCAATTCATCGAAACGCTCTCACGATTTTTGCCGCCTTCGAGAACCAAACCGACGCCGTGTCTTCCTCGATCTGCGCGCCGCCGAGCACGACGTCACCCGTGGGCGCGTTCGGCGTTCCTTCACAGAGCGCGAGGAGCGCCTCGAGCGCCGCACAGAGCTCGCCCGGTCCTTTGCCGAATTCCATTTCCCGGTAGTGAGTAACACCACGCGCTGCTCTCAACTGATCGTGCGCAGCGTTCACGTACTCGAGAGCGTTCGTCACGTTGCAACCGATCGGTGCGCAGCCGACGTAGAGTATGAAACCGCCGTTGCTCAAGGCGGCCTCGGCCGTCGAACCCTTAGGGCGTCCTCGCGCCTTCTTGGGAGCGGCCGGGGGCTCGGGCGTGGCTGCCGGTGCGGGCGGGGGTTGGGGCACAGGTTGGAAAGGCACCTGAGGAGCCATCCCTGGCCCTGCCACAGGCTGAAAGGGCACCTGTGGCGCCGCCTGAGCCTCGACAGGAGGATAGAACTGTTGCTGCACCGGCACGACCGCCTGCGGCGCCACGGGCGCGCCCTGAGGCGTCGGAAGGGTGAATTGCATCGGCGAAGCCTGAGGCGCCATTGCGGGCATCTGAGGCATCTGAGCTGCCACCGCCGGGGCCGGCGCCTGAAACGCCTCCGGGGGATGGATCGGGCTCGGAGCTCGGTTGTTCTTCATCGCCTTAAGTTTGTCAGTGAGGGAAAGTCCGGCTTGGGTCATGGTTGCTTGAATTCTCTGGGTTGGGGTTGGGTTACAAATCGAAAGGAACGCGCAACCTCCGAAAGCCTCACAGGCTCGGAAGTCGGGAGGGAACTCGAGCGCGGACGTGCCAGGCGGCGTGTCGTGGAGCGCCGTGATCTGCCCGGCGACTGGATCGACGTGCTCGAAAAACATCTCAGCGACCGTTTGCTTGGTCACGATCTGAAAACGAGGTTCGGCTTTTCGTGAGCCGGTCGTCTTATAGTAGATCCAATCGAGCGACAGACGATCGTCCTGCGGGTTTCGAAAGAACTCATCGACGCTGTAGATCAAAGCTTGGGGGTGAGCCAGAATCTCGTCCGTCGTCTTCATCCAAGTGGCAGATTTTGTAGTTTTGTGATCCCCCACGTGTAGGAGCCCGTTTGCGTCGCGGTATCGAAAATCTTTGTATCCCGAATACCAAGCCCTTCTAGAGGTGAAGCTGAACTGCTCCTCAGTAACAAGCGTCGGCGTCCGAGGCGGCGGCAGAAGATGAAGACCGCTCGCAGCGATCTCGCCTTCGTTCGTTAGTAGGTCAGGAGCCGTTCCGTCCTTGAGCCACTGCTCTAGAATCTTGTGCACGCGCGTGCCGAGAGCAGCGGACTCGTTCGGAGGCGGGCGCAGCCCTTCTAAATATGCAAACGCCCATTTCCTGGGGCACAGGTCGTACAGCTCAATCTCGGACGCCGAAACGAAGAGCGCACCCATCTCGCAGCAATCTCGCTCACACCAATCAAACCGTCAAGTTTTTTCTCTAGAGACAGAGAGAACAGGCCGGGGTTTACCGAGCAGGCACTCCTCGAGACACGCTCGGACGACCGCACTCGCCTTAGTTTCTTTTTCTCTCGCAAAACTCATACGTTTGCGTTCTTGTTCAATAGGATCCTGAAGATGATCCGGAACCAGAACCTTGATTATTGTGCCAGCACGTCGGCGCGATGGCACAAAAGTACGCAAACGGACAAATCGAAGAACGTCTTTGTGCGGCTTGAACCACTCTCCAGAAATGCGGTGCTTTCGAAATTTTTGATGCATACCGGTCTCGGAACCACGAACACACCCAAGCAAAATCAACTTCTCCGGAGAAGCTGTCTGAAGTGACGAAAGACGTTCATAAGGATCGGCAGCGACTCCTATTTTGATTGGTCCGTCGACGCCTCGTTGAATAAAGTAAATACTTTTTCGCTTCACGTTCACGCCGCCTGATGACGACGACCAGACGCCGCTTCTGCAATCATCGCGCGTAAGACGGCACTAACGCTGGGTTCGATGCCGGTGAGCTTCTTCAACTCCCGTTGGCGTTTCAAGATCTTGACGTAGAGCGACTTGCTCACTCGCGTGGCAACCATGACGTCGGTTTCTTTTTCTCGGGCCATCGAAGGCAGACCATAACAAATGTTTACGGACGTTGCAAACCCCCTCTTGACGAGGACGGAACGAAAGGTCTAGGGTCCGTGTTCCGAGATTTTCGCGCCTTCGCGAATCCTCGACCGATCACGTTCTTGGAGGCCCTCCCCGCGTGTCGTCATCACCGCCCTCGGTTTTCGATCTCGCGATCGACTACATCAACCTAGGGCTGTGCCCAATCCCCGTTCCGTATCGAGAAAAAGGACCGACGATCCCGGACTGGAAGAACCTACGGATCACGCACGAGACCGCGCCGCACTACTTCAACGGCGTCCCTCAAAACATCGGGATCATTCTCGGCGAACCATCGAAAGGCCTTTGCGACGTCGACATCGATTGTCCCGAAGCGCTCTACCTCGCACCGCATCTTTTACCGCCAACACCGGGGCGGTTCGGACGCGCATCGAAGCGCGCGTCGCACTGGCTCTATTTCTCTGACGTCCCGAAGCACATCAAGTACGAAGATCCGAACATCGACGGCGCCGGCAAAACGATCGTCGAGCTCCGGACGGGCGGCGTTCAGACCGTGTTCCCTGGAAGCCACCACGTCAGCGGCGAATTCATCGACTTCGAAGACGGCGCCAACCCCGAGCAGATCCCGCGCATCGAACGAACCGTCTTAGAAGCCGCCGTTGGCGTACTCGCAGCGGCGTGTCTTCTTGCTCGGTACTTCCCCAAAAAAGGACGTCACGACTTCTGCCTCGCGCTCGGGGGCGGACTTCTTCGAGACGGATGGCCCGTCGAACACACCGAGCTATTCGTTCTTCTCGTGGCATGGGTTGGTGGCTCGGACGCCGCCCAGAAACGCGCCGCGACCGTTCGTGGAACGAAAGAAAAGCTCGACTCGGGCGAACCTGTCACCGGCTGGAACCGCGTCATCGAACTCATCGCCGATCGGCCGCTCGGGGGCGGCGTCGGCGGGAAGAAGCTCATCACACGCGCTCGCAAATGGCTCCCGGCCAGAAAAGAACCGACGGGCGACCGCGTAGCCGTCATCGTCGGCTTCGACGAGCTCGAAGTCGCAGATCAGATGCTCCCGGCGCTTGCGGCTTTGCCGAACGTGTTCAACAGAGGCTGGAAGCTCGTGCAGATCCTTCGCGACCCCAATAAGAGCAAAGAAGAGGACGAGATCCGCCGAGAAGCAAACGCTCCAATCATCTCCGAGATGTCGAAAGCGAGAACCAGAGGGCTCATCTCGCACGCTTGCGCGTTTCAGCGTTGGAAAACGACGAGCACCGGTGATTCCTCTTTAGTCTCGTGCGGGGTTCCGGACGATCCTCTCTCGGAGCTTCATTGCCGCGGAGAATGGCCCGGGGTCAAGTTTTTGGAAGGCATCACCGAGTGCCCGGTGCTTCGTCCAGACGGAACAGTGCTCGACACACCCGGCTACGATCGCACGACGGGACTTTTCTACGAACCGAACGTCAACTTTCCACCAATCCCGTCCAATCCTACTTTGGACGACGCGACGACGGCCATCGCGACTTTGTACGACGTCGTTCAAGATTTTCCATTTGTGAGCTCGGAACACTTCTCCGCGTGGATGGCTTTGCTCTTTACACCGTTCGCTCGCCCGACAATCGACGGCTGCGTGCCGTTCGGTGTTCTCGACAAGAACGCGCGCCGAGTCGGAGCAACCTATCTCGCAGACATCATCGGAGAAATTTATTCCGGTAGATCTCTTCCTAGAACGGCGAAAACGAACGAAGAAGAGATGCGAAAACGGATCTTGTCGCTCGCAATCAGCGGCGACCCTATCGTCCTTCTCGACAACGTCGAAGGAGCTCTCGATTCTTCAGCGCTAGCAGGCGTAATCACGAGCATGGCCGTTCTAGAACGCCGACTCGGAGTCAGCGAAATGGTGGCGATGCCGATGCGAGCACTCTGGCTCGTGACAGCGCAAAACCTCATCTTGTCGAACGAGCTCGTCGGTCGCGCGCTTCACGTTCAACTAGAGACCACACTCGAGCACCCCGAGCATCGAACCGGTTTCAAATACGATCCGATCCTTCCACACGTACACCGCGAACGACCGAAGCTCGCGAGCGCCGTCCTCACCGTGCTTCGCGGATACTTCGCCGCAGGTTGTCCCAACCAAAATCTGACGTCGTGGGGCTCCTTCGAGCAATGGAGCCGAATCGTGAGGGGCGCGCTCGTGTGGGCGGGCATGCCGGATCCGATCGAGGGCCGCAAAGAGCTCGTCGAGAGCGGCGACTCGGAGCTGGGGGTTCTAGAGCGCGTGCTCATCGAATGGGAGAAACTCGGCAAACCCATGCTCGTTTCCGACGTGCTCTCAGAGATGCACGTCGGGGCGTTCGCCCACGCCGCACTCAAAGAAGCGCTCGCTGAGCTCTGCGAATGCACGCCCGACAAGCTCACGACGAAGCTCGTCAGCATGCAGCTCCGGAAGTACCGAAAGAAGAACGTCGGGGGGCGACGGTTCGACCACAAACCCAAGCAAGGGGGCGGCACCCCGTGGTTCGTCGGCCGCATCTCGTGGTGAGAGGGGTCAGGTGACGATGGTGACGCAAATGACGATGAAAAGGCCGTCGGCCCCAAATTTTTCGGACCCCCCTCACCAAAATAAAATCTCCTACGTGTAGAATTGAGGGGGGTTATCGTCACCATCGTCACCACTATTTTTTGGCGCCTACGACCGTTTCATCGTCATTTGCGTCACCATCGTCACTTATTTCCAGTAGCGGCCTAATAGTTCCAGTCTCGATTTAACCAATTAATAAAATAAATCCCTCCGTCCAACGCAAACATGACGACAACTTTTCAAGAAAATACAGACGAGGGTTCGGGCCCCCGAGCCGAGCTTGTCGACCCTGCCGCGACGGTCAAATTTTTGCTCGCCGGCAACGCCCACGTGACCTTCCAATCGCGCCGCACGGGCACTCGATTCACCTACCGCGTGCCGCTTGCCGAAGCTCGCCAGGGCGACGACCGAGCGCCTCCGCACTTCGTGTCGGTGCTCACCGGTTCAAACAACGACGGCGACTACACGTACCTTGGCTGCATCTTCGAAGGTCAGAGGTTCGTGCACGGTAAGAAGAGTCGCATCTCCGAAGACGCTCCGAGCGCCGTGGGGCGTGCGGAAGAAGACTTACGGACCCCTTGTCGATTTCACGGGGGATGGGTTCTTCTTGTTGGGAGCGCCTCGGTGTTTGAGCAAATACTCAGCGGCGCGGATCAGCCGCTTCGGGTTGTCGCCGAATTGGCCGAGACCGGTATTGCACGGACCGCAAATCAAATCTCGGAACGTCTGACGGCGATGGTCGTGGTCGATGTGCAAACTCTGCTTTGTACCTGCCTCTTGTGCCGTTCGTTTGCAAATCGCGCATCGTTTTCGACGCTGTACGGCAAGAACGACTTTTTTCATTTGTGCGTCGAGTCTGCGGCGACGTGACGATCCGTCGTTTCCGCGGTGACGAGTGCGCCGAAGAGTACACGATCCCAGTCGCGGTCATTCGGAAGGCGCGCGCCAAGATCCCGAGCGCCACCGGCATGACAATTGAAGAAGCCCAACAGCCGCGGAACATCCTTCAACTGATCCCGGCGGGTGAGCGGCTTTTTTGTGCGTGCGATGACGGAACTTTTTGGGAGTTGAGTTCCAATCCGCTTGGCCGCCCTACTTGGCGGCTTTTACCGAAGCCTGGGCTTCCGACGCCGGTGCCTCCGGGGTGGGAAAAATACGCAAAGGACAACGATCTATGAACGACAGAATGGAAATCGATATTCGAAAGCACCCGCAGATCCGCGCGGACGTGCGCACGGGGCTCTTGGCGCTCAAAGTGCAAGCGCGGCAGATCTGGGGCCCCGTCAGCGACGGACTCACGCTTCCACAGATAGTCGTGCGGCTCGTGGTTGGTGTCGGGGATATTGCGCGGCTTGCACGCGACCACGGACCTATTCCTTTGAACCTCAGCCACGGGGCTGTTGCGATAACGGTCAACAACGAGCTCAAGAAAGAGCTCGGCAACATTATCTTCTCGACCCTTCGCTGGATCGACGACCTCGGCCTCGACGTGCTCGAGTGTCTCGACCTTGCGATCGATGCGCAGGAGAAGTTCGCGAACAGCGGGAGGCCTCGATGAATCTGAACCACCTGAACCACCAAAAGCTCGTCGCCGAGTGGATTCGACAAGCGCTCGGCGAAGAGTCCGCGGCGAACGGTCCGGAGCGATCGCTCCGCCTCGTCGAGGAATCTGTCGAGCTCGCGCAAGTGCTCGGCGTCGGCGCCGACGAGCTGCACCGCCTCGTCGACTACGTTTTCAGCCGCCCCGTCGGCGAAGTGCAGCGAGAGATCGCTGGCTGCATGGTGACGCTCTACGGCGTCGCGTCGTCGGTCGGCGTCGATGTGGAGCACGCCTTCGCGAAGGAGCTCGTGCGCATTCACCAACCGGAAGTCATCGAGCGCGTTCGTCGGCGGCAAGCCGAGAAGCGCGAGGCGACGTCGGGGAAGCCGCGATGAGCAGCGACGAAGTCGAAGTAGAGGTCGAGCGAGTTCTGACCGAAGCAGCGCAGCTCGTTCCACAGCTCATCCAACTACTAGAGCAAAAGACGGACAGAGCACCGCTCGTTGCGATCGCGGCACTCGAGATGGCGTCCCGAGCCATCTTTCGATCAGCAGAACATTCCTTGGACTACTCCTACGGTGATCAGTATCTGTTTCGGCGTGACGCGGCCGTAGTGAAAGCGCTCGCCGGACTTGCTCCGAAGGTGCGGTGATGCTCAAGAGCGAACGCGCTTTCACGACGACCTACACCGGCGGTGCTCCGAACGGGATCGCTGTCCTTCGCACTGACGGCTCGCTGCTCGTGCAACCGGACAGAGGGCAGAAGCTCGTCATTGAAGGAGTCGCTCAGGCCGTGCTCGAGGAGAACGCCGCGTACATCGCGTGGCGTGAAGAGCAAGGCGGGACGCCGGGCGTAGATCCCACCGACTCCTGGCCGCCCTGCGCCGTCTGCGGCAAGTCCGCACGCGAGGGCAGACACTCGACCGATCTCGGCGAGGGGCACGATTACGTGCCGGCTACGCCGCCGGAAGGAGGTTCATCTTGTTGATCGGCATTTCTGGTTTGGCGGGGAGCGGCAAGGACACGTGTGCGGACTTACTCGTGCGAAACTACGACTTCAACTTCACGAAAGTGAGTTTCGCGGACCCCATGAAACGGATCGCGCGAGACGTCTACGGCTTCTCGTTCGATCAGATGTGGGGTCCTAGCGAAGCGAGGAACGCGCCCGACGAGCGGTATCCGCGCGAGCACGGCCCGTTTAGATCAGATCGATGCGCGTGCTGCGGTGTCGACTTCGGAGGGGAAGCTTGGCGGTCGTTGCCCTCTTTCCAAGAAGAATCCCGAAAACGCCCGTGCTTTCTCACGCCCAGGTTCGCGCTTCAACAGCTAGGGAGCGAATGGGGCCGCGTCTGCTATCCGAACACTTGGGTCGACTACGCGCTCAACGTGGCGAAGAAGCTCAACGTGGAGGGCGGTTACAACTACACCCAGATCCACGGGCTCGAACACGTTTGGCGTCCGGGCGATGAGAACTGGCAGACGAGCGTCGTCATCCCCGACGTCCGCTTCAAGAACGAGCTCGAGGCCATTCGCGCTCACGGTGGCAAACTCATCCGCATCGTTCGTCAAAACGCGGGTTTGAAAGGAGGCGCCGGGCAGCATCGGAGCGAGACCGAGCAGACGTCGATGCAAGACGAGCTTTTCGACGGAATAATACTCAACAACAAGGGGCTCGATTGGCTCGGTAAAGCCGTCGACGATCTGGTTGCGGATTGGATCGACAAATGAACGTTCGCAGAGCCATCGAGCTCCTTCAACAACTTCCGCCGGACGCGGAGGTGATGATCGAAGCGCCGTTTTCGTGTTCGAAGAGCCCCGTCGTATCAGAGGCGGGAAACTTGATCCTTCCGGTGCGTTCGTTGCGTCCGGGTTATTTTTACTTTCCGAAGCCTTTTCATTTTCCAAAGCCTCCTGGCTCGCAGTCGGTGACTTTCGTGGGCACCGATGTGTGGGGGATGGATCAAGGAATCGAAAATCCGTGAAGGGTTTGATCATTTTTGCGCCGAACGAGTGCGCCCTCGACGATCTTGCCGATCGGATCCGTCGCGAGGCGTGGCCGCAATCCAGCATGCATTCGATCAACGGTCGACACACGTCGCGGTTTCGAGTCGGTCAAGGTTGGCTCGGCGAAGCTATGCTCGGTCGGTTAGAGCACGAGAAGATTGTCGCCACCAAAAAAGACGTCTGTTGGGCGACCGTGCTGCCGCCCGGGGCCAAGTACGCACCGCACAATCACACCGGGCACGCGACCGTGGCGGTGTGGTGCATCGTCGGTAGCGGGGCGTTGCACCTAGAGCCTGATGTCGTCGTGCCGGATCAGGCAGGACAGCTCGTCGTGTTTGACGGTCGACGTCTACATTGGGTGCCTCAAGTCGAACACGAGCGCATTACCGTTGCAGCGAACCTCGGCTGGACGCCGAGCGATAGGAGAAAATGATGGCTTACAACGCAAAGATTCTCGCAGATTCGATCTCACCCGCCGGCCACCGGCTCACGAGCTTTGAGGTGACTTTCCCGCGCATTGTGCTCGCCGAAGTGAATACGCACCGGATGCTTTCACGCAACAGCGCGAGCTCGCGTGCGATCCCGGTCGAGAAGCGCATCGCCGCCGTCGAGGCCGATCCGTTCGTGCCAGAGCAGTTTGGCAAGAACAAAAAGGGGATGCAGCACGATGAGGTGCTCGATGGCGCAGACGCGGCCGATGCACGCACGATGTGGTTCAACGTCATGAACAGTGCGATCGAGAACGGCCGTGGAATGTCCAAGCTTGGCGTCCACAAGCAGCTCGCGAACCGTCTCCTCGAGCCGTTCTCGTGGCACACGGCCGTGATTACGGCGACCGATTGGGACAACTTCGAACACCTTCGCGTGAACCCGGCGGCACAGGGCGAGTTTCAAAAGGCCGCGGAGTGGATGATGCGGCTCAAACGAGAAAGCGAGCCGCATCCTGTGAACTACGGCGATTGGCACACGCCCTACGTCGAGGCCGACGAGGGGTTCAATCTTGAGGTGCTCGGTGAAGGCTTCCCAGCGAATATCTCCGCCGCGCGCTGCGCTCGCGTCTCGTACCTCACACAAGACGGCAAACGAGATCCGAAGGAAGACTTGGCGCTCTACGACAGGCTCATTGGGCCTGGTCACTTGAGCCCGCTCGAACATCCCGCGCGACCTATGACGCCGTCGGAGTTGGATCGGTTTCGGGTGGATCGTTACGAATGGGCTGAGGGTTGGGTTCGTGTCGGTACTGGCCACTATTGTGGCAACTTTAATGGGTGGATCCAGCTCCGGAAGCTCGTCCCCGGCGAGCACGACATCTTAGGTCATCGAGGTGTGACGTGAAACGAGAAGACGATTACATGAAGCGCGTCCTAGAACTCTTAGATGAATTCCAAGATCTAGGTGCGCCCGTTCGAGCGAAAGTTTTGCTCACGTCCGCGGTCGCGCTAGCCGACGCTTTTTGCGTCATGCACACCGAACGGAGAGCTACCGAGGACGAGTTCGTTCTACTTGCTCGTGACACTTACAAGAAGACGCGCGAGCTCGTGCCGCTTGTGAAGCCGACCCCGCCCGGAGTGAATTAGCGTCGAGCGCGGCCCAGAACTCTCTAGGCGGCGCGTCGAAGCGCATACGGTGCGCCGCTTCGAGCATCCGGCTGAGTCGCTCTTTCATGCGAACGTGATCGGTTGCGCCTTGATTGGCACCCCGGCGAGCGCGAGCTGAATCGTTCGCGTGAATAGGTCCGAGAGGAATGCCGGAGCAGTGGTTGGCGGCGTCATTGTCGCCGGAGCGAGTGGCGGGTTCGGTGGCGGCTCAGCAACTCCAGGCGCCACGAACCCTCCAAGCGGTCCCGAGAGTTGATCGTTGCTCGGGGTTCCTGCGATTGCCGGCGACCGCGCGCCCGTCGGCTGGCTGTTGATGATCGTTCCGATGTTGCCCTTCGTTTGAGCGCTGTTGTTCATCGGCGTGTTGAGTAGCCCCGTGTTGTTGGTGTCGATGCCCAAAAACTCGCTCGTGAGCGTGAGGATCCGATCGGTGAGCTCCGCGATCTGGTAGAGCGTGCCGGGCTGTATCGCGAACTCGATGAAGTCGCCCTCGCTGAGAACTCCTGTCTGATCGACCGTCGTGAACACCTCGACGGACTTGGTCGTGACAATGAAATCGCCCTCGAGCTGAGGGGCTGATACTTGCTGCTGTGCGAGTGCAAAGAAGCTCGGCGGCAGGTATGCGAGATGCCGTAGGATGAGAAGCTGCGCGTCGTCGGTCATCGTCTTGAACGTACGCGGGGGCACGGCGCCGACTTTGCCGCGCGTCGTCTCGGCGGCGCCGACGCCCGTTCCGAGCGGGAGGTTCGGTGGAAGAACGGGGAGCGCGTCCGATAGTTCGACGACTGTAATTTCCCCGATGCTGTTGTTGAACCCACCGGTGCTCGTGACGACGAGGTTCACGATCTCAGCGATGTCCAAGCCGAACGACTCTCCGAAGTTGAAGAGAGCGGGGCGTTTGCCCGTGAGCGTTGCGGTCGCGGTGAAGGGGCCGTTCCCCGCCGAGTCGTTGTAGGTGAGCTCGACTGTTCGTGCGCCCGCTCCCGCTGGGATCGGCGGTATCGTTGCAACTCCGGCGGTGTCGAGCTCGGAGCTCGAGTAGGCGGCCGCGCGGTTGAGAGGACACGGCGCGGCGAATTCTTTGAACGCACCCGTCTCCCCCGACGTGCCGGTGAACGGGGGATCGATTTCTATTTGCGTCGCGCTCGCAACGATTTCGGCTTCGTAGGGCACACCTACTTGTGAAAGAAACTGGATAGTGACGAGCTCGTCGTCATCGACCAGTGACGGAAGCTGCGTTGCCGACGTCGCGACAATCGCCGAGCCCGTCTGCACGAAGAACGATCCGGGAAGCGCCTTTCTCGCACGGAGCGGATACGGGAGCGTCGGCGGGGTCGACGTGATCGGATGACAGGGGAACGGGGGTGGCGCCTCGGGCCTGTTCGCGCTCGTCATGTTGAGGGTCAGCGTGCGCGTCGCGCTCGTCGTGTCGTTCGTCGTCGCATCGTTCTCGACGGTGAGCCCGAAGTACTGACCTAGAACGGGGTCCGTCGTCGCATCGACGTAGAGCGGAACGGCTGCGAGCGCGGTTGCCGCTTCAATTGGCCCGAAAGAGCTGCCTGCGACGTCGACGGTCCACGCGAGAATTAGCTGATCCGACATGCCCCAGAGAGTACGCCCGATCGTGGTCGAGTAACACGTCCACCCGGAAAGCCACCCGAAAAGCCGCACCAGAGCCGGATCAGAGCCACCCGAAAAGCCGGGCATGGGGCCGCGGGCGTAGTGCGATTGCAGCTCGAATACGAAGCTCTGGACGGCGCAGGCTTTGTCCGATAATGGTTTATGATCGGACAAACCGTGGCGGGTAACGGCGACACTGGAAAAAACGATGACGAACCGAAGGCGTTCACCGCCGATCTCGTCGTTGCCCAGCCGGACGGGCTGTCTCCCGGCCTCGTGGCGGACCTCCGGCGCTCCCAGGAGTTCCAGCGGCAGTCCAGGGCCAACAACACCCGGAGGGGCTACGCAGGCGATTGGGCGCGCTTCCAAGCCTGGGCGACGGCCAACCGGGCCCCTTTCCTCCCTGCGCCACCGGAGGTCGTGGCGGCCCACCTGAGCTGGCTCGCTGCCGAGGGCTACAGCGTTTCGAGCATATCGCGCTTTCTCTCGGCCGCCGGGCACTACCACGATGAGGCCGGCCTCGATTTCGTACGGAACGCCCGGGTCGTGCGTCAGACGCTCAAGGGGATCAGGAACACGGTGGGGGTGAAGCAAACCAAGAAGGCGCCGCTCGGAATCAAGGTACTGATCGACGTCTGCGCGCGTCTAGGAGCCGATGCCGAGGGCGTTCGAAACCGAGCGATGCTGACCGTCGGATGGTTCTGTGCGCTCCGGAGCGCCAACCTGGTCGCCATTCGACGAGAGCACGTCAGGTTCGTAAAGGTCGAAGAAGACGGATCCTGGGTCGAGGATCATGAGCGCTCGAACGGGATCATGGTTTATCTCCCGAGCAGCAAGACGGACCAGATCAAAGAGGGGCGCGACGCGGTCAGCTACGCGCAGGAGGACGAGGTGGTTTGCCCGATGAAGGCGCTCCAAGAGCACTTTCGGCTCAACCGGTTCAAGCCCGACGATCTGATTTTTCCGATCAGTGAACGCACTGTCTCGCGGCTCGTCAAACGTCTCGCAGCGAATCCGGACCACGGACACAAGTCGATGCGCGAGATTTCTGAATGCGAGTCGTGTGTGCTCTTGGTGCGTCGTTTCGCCAGCCACAGTTTGCGTCGAGGAGCCGCTACCACGTTCGCTCAGAAAGGTACGGCACAACGAGACATCATGCGTCAGGGCGGTTGGGTGAGCGAGAAAGTGGCGCGCGGCTACATCGAGCACGCGACGCCGTTCGAGAACAATCCGACGAAAGGGTTAGCGAAAAAGAAGGAAGAACCGAAATGAAAAAACGTCTCAACGCTCAGGAGGAAGAGGAGTTTTTTCGACACCTCTGGTTCCGTCTTTACTCGACTGTGCTTCGAGGTCGTTTTCTGGATCATCGTCGTCCGTTGTCCACGGCGCGTGATTACTTGCGTGTCAATCAACTCAAGGGAATGGATCGTGAGGCGAGCGAATTTCTTGTCGATGTCGCTCACGTGAGACAGAACGGCGAATTTACGCTGGAGGATCTTTTCATCAAGTGGGGATTAGCGGCGACTTGGCATCCCGACGACAGTCCTGGTGGCGACAATAGAGCGGCTGAATTGAATGTGCGCGTGGCGCAGTCGAGTCGTGATGCGCAAAAGGCGCCTCGATGATCTCCCTCCGCGATCTCACTACCCAAGTCCGCATCGCCCTCGCGACGCAGCCGAAGGTCACCATCAACCACCCAAAGCCGAAGCAGCTTTGGCGCGCGCTGAAGAAAGAGCTCCCGGTGTGCGACCGTCACCTTCGACGATCGCAACGTGTACGTGACCTGGAAGGCGGTCCCGTGAGCCGCGCCAAGCGCGTACGCAAAGCCAGGATGAAGGCTCGTCAAGCGCGGCGCTTCGACAAGCTGATAGCACGCGGCACGGCGCTTCTGACGGAGCTCGAAGAACGCCGCCGATTTCGAAGGGAGCTCTATGCGAGTGACTTGCCCGACGCGACGAAGACAATACTCGGGCTCTTGGCGGATCCGCTCGGAGCCATCACCGACTTGGCTGCTCAAGAGATGGCTCGCAGACAAACAGAAAAGAAAGACGCATCATGAGATCGTTTCGAATCGCCCGTGAGCTCAACCTGCCGCTAGATGCCGTCACACAGAAGATCACGTGGCTCGGTCGGACGGGGAGCGGAAAGACTTTCGGTTGCAAACGTTTCGTCGAGCAGATGCTCCATGCGAACGTGCAGGTCGTGATCCTCGACGGCTCGTGTGCGTGGGCGGGTCTCCGACTCGGGAAGAAGGCGTTCAACATCCCTGTGTTCGGAGGTCTTTACGGCGACATCCCTCTCGAGCCTACGGGCGGCGCTCTCGTTGCCGACGTGATCGTCGACAAGCGAACGAGCGTGGTGCTCGATGTGAGCCAGATGCGCGACGCCGAACGCACGCGGTTCGCGACAGCGTTTGCAGAGCGGTTCTTCTTTCGAAAGAAGAGCTCGCCGAGCGCCGTGCACCTGGTGCTCGAGGAGTGCCAGGACTTCGTCCCCGAAAACCAGCAACGAGGCGAAGAGCAAATGCTTCACGAGTTTTCAGCGGCTCGCGAAGCAGGGGCGTCCTCACGGCATCGGAATGAGCTTCATTTCACAGCGTCCGCAGGAGATCTCGAAGAAGGCGCTCAACCAAGCCGAGTGCGTCTTCGCGTTTCAGATGAACGGCCCGCACGAGCGGAAGGCGCTTCAGTACTGGCTCAACGACAAGGGTGCCGAAGAGAAGCTCGAGGACATTCTTCCTCGGCTCGAGGTCGGTGCGCCGCACGTGTGGAGCCCGCAGTGGCTAAAGGTCTCGAAGGTCGTGCACATCTTGCCGATCGAGAGCCTCGACACGTCGCGAACGCCGAAGGTCGGGGACAAGAAGTTCAAACGGAAGGCGCTCCGACCGATTGATCTGAGAGGGCTCGAGAAGGAGATGGCCGCAACCATCGAGCGCTCGAAGGCTGAAGACCCGAAGGAACTTCGAAAGCGGATCGCCGAGCTCGAGAAGGGGCTAGCGAAGAAGACCGCAGCCAAACAAGTGATCGTCGTTAAAAACAAGATCCACGAGGTGCCGGCGCGTGTTGATTGGAAACGCATACGCCGCCGTCTGTCCGACGAGTTGAAGCGTGCGTTCCGTGCCACGGAAGAGGCAGCAATCAACGTGCTCGTCGACGAAGAGGTAATTCACAACGAAGACTTGAGGAAGACGCTGGCGAAAGCCAAAAGTAGCTCGGCCGTGTCTACGTTCCAGCGCGTCGTAGGCGTGCCTGCCAAGCCGGTGATTGTTGGGCCTAAGACTCAGGCGGCGATTACCGAATACCAGAAGTCGAACGGTACGACGAACGGTGCGTCGCCCGTAGGCGGTGGCCTTCGTCGGATGATGATCGCGCTCGCGCAGCGCCCGCAGGGTCTCACCAATCGACAGCTCGGCGTACGCGCAGGCCTGTCGTCGCGTTCGGGTACTTTCTCGACGTACCTGTCGCGTGGGCGCTCAGAAGGATGGATCGTCGACGTTGGAGAGAAGCGGTCGATAACGGATGCGGGGCTCTTGGCGCTCGGACACTGGAACCCGCTCCCAGAAGGGCGAGACCTGGTCGAGTACTGGCTTCGTGAGCTCAAGGGCGGGGCGAGTCGCATGCTCGCCGTTCTTGCCGACGTACAAGGACCGCTAACGAACGAAGAACTCGGAGAAGCCGCAGGGATCAGTCACAGGAGCGGAACGTTCTCGACGTACCTGTCGAGACTTCGAACGTTGGAGCTCGTCGAAGGGCGTGGGGAGCTTCGGCTTTCAGAGGAGCTTTCAGAATGACCATCGACAACCACCCGACCGTCCTCGAGCTCCGCAAAGACACCGTAGCGTTGAAGCAACTCGCCGATCTCGAAGAGCTCGTCGATGTGCCGCCCGAGCGAGGTGGTATTCACTTTTCTGACTGGGAGAAGAACTTCATCAAGAGCGTGCGGCAGCAGCACGACGACACGCTCGAGTTCACCGAGAAGCAGCGCGCGAAGATCAAAGACATCTGGCAGACGGCCGATCTTCGAAAGCGCGCAGCGCCAGACGAGAAGGTCGAGAACCTCTTTTCGAAGCTCTCGCCGGAGCGTCAGGCGGAGATGCGCGAGAAGGCGAAGGGGATTTTGCCGTGGGAGAAGTAAAGACTGACTGGAGCGATCCGCCTTTTTATTCCGCGGAAAACGGTTGGACCGGAGCGCACTCGGATGAGGACGTGCGTCGAGAGATGGTCCGCATTTGTCCAAACCAGCCGTGTATGTGCGTGCGGTGCACAAAGCTCGCCGCAGAACTACAGATACTTCGACGCCCCAAAGCCGTAGACGCTTGGCTTGCCGGAAAGCCGCCTACCGTGCGCTTCATCATCACCGAGCTCGGCGAAGACGGCATGGTGCACGCGCGAGCCTCGAGTGACGATCCTGAAGACGACGGCCCGGAAGCGGCCGGAAAAAATCACGAAGAAGCGCTTGGCGAATTGGAGAAGCTTCTAGCTAAGGCACTCTTCTCGTGATCGTTCGCCGCGTCCAAGAAGCCGTAGGCGCTCTCGCCTTATCGATCTTCGCGCTCTACACCGTTTGGCAGTTCAAGCGACTTGGGGCCGTGCGGTTAGTGTGCCGTTTTCGATCGCGAAAAGGTACGTAGTGCCGTCCGGCGCGAGCACCTTCCGAGGTCGACCGCCTGAGCCGTGAACCGCAGATCGTCCTGCGTGATCCATGTCACGCGACATGCGCGTGATGACGGGCCCCCAGGCGCCGAGTACGCCGGTCTGGGGCGTAGGCGGTGTGGGTGCCGGTTTCGAGCTCGAGAGCCTCCAGCCCGATCTTGCGCCCGCGAAGAGCGCCGTCACGGCCGCGGCGCCGAGCGCGAACGGAAACCAGCCGGGGAGGTGCTTCTTTCGGCTCATATGCCTGTGCTCCACGTCATGTTAGTGCCGTTCCAGGTGTACATGCCGACCGTTTTGGCGCCTCTTTGGTAAGCGAGGCTCGTCGATATTTGCGACTCGCCGAGCTCAAGCCATTTTCCGTCTATCGGCTGCCACTCGCCGTCGATTAGCCCGTACACGTAGTAGAGCATGCGTCCTCAAGCGGACGCGACGCACACACGCGCGATGATGACGCCTCTCACGAGCTCGAGTTGGTAGAGCCTGCCGTCGTCGCCCCGGAGCGTCGTCGGGCGACCGCCCGAAGCGCCGACCGCGACCTTCGCCGCTGTCTGCATCGAAATCGGCATCGAGACGGGATCGCTCCACGTCTGACAGGTCTCGGTGACGACGAGCTCGGTAGCCCACTGCTCGCCCCAACCCCAGCCGGGGACGCGCCGGCCGCCACGGAAGACCCTTCCGCCGTGTCCGCCGTCGTGGTGGCCTCCGCCGCCGTGGTGCCCGCCGTGTGGCGGTGGGGCGCTGACCGCTCCGGTTGACTTCGGGTAAGGTCCGAACGCTTTCATGGTGGCTCCTGTGGGCTTCTTGGGCGTGTTCGAGGCGACCAATACCGGCGCCTTGGTTTTGGGTTTGGGTTTGGCTGCCACGGCCACGGCCTTCGCCTCGTGGAGGGTCGGAGGCTTCTTTTTGGCGAGCGCGACGAGCGCCTTTTGCTGATCGGGGGAGAGCTTCGAGAGCGTAGCCCAGCCGGCGAGCGCTTTCTGCTGCGCGGGAGTGAGCGATGCGAGCGCTTGCCAGGCAGATCCGACGGCCTGGGTGGCTTGCGTGACCGTTGCCGGATCCGATTTCGTTGCGGCGGCGATTTCCGTGACGCTCTTCCCTTGGAGCTCGGGCCGGTTGAAGATCGCCGTCGCGACACGAGTCGTCTCCGGTGGGAGAGATTTGGCGATGTTTTGCAAAGAGTCTGGCAACGCGAGGGGCGCAAGCGCGTTCGCCGCGAGACTTGCGGCGCCGCTGATGATCGCCTGCTGCACGTTCTGACCGTGTGCGAGTGCGACGCCCACGTCGAAGGCCTTCTTTCCCACGTCGCTCGGGATTGCCTCGCGTGCTGCGGCGAGTCCAATGTCGCCGATGCTTTTGCCTTGTGCGATTGCTTTGACTGCGGCGATGCCGGCGTCGAGGGCCTGCGCTGCGACGGGACCGCCCGGGAGCGCGTTCTTCGCTCCTTCGATGAAGGCGTCGTCGATGTTCGCGCCCTTGGCGAGCGCGACGCCGGCAGCGATGGCTGCGTTGATGCCGGTGCCGATGACTGGAACGAACGAAACCACCACCTCTGCGGCGGACACCACATCGCTCGCAACCTCTAGCACGTCGTCGAGCGTGATCGGTTTCCCGGGGCCGCCGTAGTAACTGAAGCCGGCAGTCTGACTCGACCAGAGCGCGCTCCCGCCGACACGCCAATAGAGAACGAGGTTCGCGTCGTCTTGCAAGAAGAGGTAGCCGCCAGGGTGGCCCGATGTATCGGAAGCCCACACGGCGCCAGGGTTGAGGACGAAGTTACCGTCCCCTTGCATCGTGGCGATTTTTACGTCAGGGCGCGCGCCGGTCCACCAGAGCGGTTGGTTGTCGCCATAGAGGACGCAGTTGCCGTCGCTTTGAAGAACGACTCGGACGCGACCGTTCCGAGATTTGAGACCTTCGTTGATGTGAAGGCTCTGGTTCGGCCAGAGCTTGTCGCCCACGTACTTCACTGCGGGGGCGCCGACGAAGCCGAGAGTGCCCGGGTACGGACCGAACCTCCGTGTGGGGCTACCGCCCAAGCCGACGTCCATGGGCTAAGAGCGTATCACCATTCCGGAGTCGGTTGAAATGTGCTGTGAATTCCGCATTAAAGCCAAGCGAAATGTACGCCGCTCGTCACTAGATCTCCGTCGGGCCGAGCGTCGTACTGCCATTCGGAGCCGTCCCAAATCCAGCGGTAGAGCTTCGAGACGTCAGGGGTCGATGTGTTGATCGAGAGCTGCTCTTGAAACGCTTCGTAGTCGGTGAGATAACGCCAACCGTACCACTGTCCGCCGTTCGGCTGACCCGGGCGCTCCACCCACCAAATGAAATAACGTTTCACGTCGCCGCCAAGATTGTGACGCCGTGGTGGTAGCCCCACGGCTTAATCGAGCCGCCAGGATCGTGGTAGTGCTGCTCGACCCAGGTTGCGTACGTGTTTCCGTCGCTCGCTACGAACGACGAGAGCGTGCCGTATTGCATGCTCGTGAAGCCTGGCGTGTTGCGGAGCGCGTTCGCAGCGACGCCTAGCTCGGGGAGCGTCGCGACCTCTGTGCCCGTCGCACGGCGCCAGCCGCTCGGGACCGCGAGGGGGACTAGTGTGGTCTCTCCGTAGGTTTTCGTCGGATCGAATCCAGGTGCCGGCATTGTTTGCGCCTTTGCTTTTCGTGTGACGAGACTGAGTCCGATCGCCGTCGCCGCTCCGGCGATCATTGCCCAAGCGAGCGGTTTCAAAATCGCCTCATCGGGTTCGGCGGTGGGTAGTAGACAGGTTCAGGCTCGGGTTCTGGAGGTAACCGTCGCGGGATCGGGCGAGGCGTGCGAGAGAGTAACTTGTACGCGCCATAGCCTGCGGCAGTGACGAACGCTAAGACGCCCACGGTGGCGACAACGACGCCGCCACGTTTAGACGCCGGTTCGGGCGGCGTGACGAGCGCGCAAAACTGAAGCGCGTTCCTCGCGTAGCAAATGCGCCGATCGGTTGCAGCCCATACCGGATCCGGTCGCTCGAATTGGTTTTGGAACATCAAAACCGCGTCTTCGAGCGACGGCGACGCCTGAAGCGCCGCGAGCATCGAGGAGGATTCGAGCTCGTACCAGAGAAAGTCGAGTTGGGTTCCAAGTGCCCACGGATCTCGCGTGCCGGCGAACGTGAGAAGGTTCTGCCAACGAGTCGGCTGCCACATGGCGATGCCGCGGCTCATCTTCTGGTTCTTCTTTTCGAGCACCTCAAGCCGCGTGTTGATCTCCGGAAATGATTCCTGTTGGAGGTTTCCGACTACGGCTGCGGCCTGATAGTCGCGCAGGCCCTTGCCGATGAAGTAGTTGTACGCAACCGATGCGTTCGGCGTGCAGGCGACGTTGAGCGCGCAGGAGTCAGGCATTGCGCACCACACCGGCTATTTCCTGGCTCCATGGCCCGTAGCTTTTCGGGTGTAGTCCGTCGGACGCGAGCGGGGTCGTCGTCGCCGGCACCGTTTGTACGCCGAGCGAGGCGATGGCTCTGCGCGCGGCAGGAGCGCTCACCGCTGCTGGCGGCTCGATCCATATGACACGCGCGCCGATCCCTTGAAGCCCGCGCACGATGGTTTGGTAGTGCCCTAGGTTCGGCGCTGTTCCGTCGTTCACGCCAAGGCTCACTAGGACGATGTTTGGCTTGAACGCCGTGAGCCAGTCGCCGCACGTGCCGCACTCGTCGTTGTGGTTAGCCCACTGCCAGGTGGTCGTGCCCACGTGCCCCTCTGCGCGAAAGTCGGGAATGAGCTTGTCGAGCTCGGGCCCGAGCCCGACAGCGTAGGAGTCGCCGATGAGTGCCACGCGCTTAGGCGGCGCGGGCTTTCGTCTTGCGAGCACTCCGATCCCGATCGCCCCGAGCACAGCGCTACCGATTGCGACGGCTTTCCATGGGCGTTTCACATCTTCGAGTATACTCGACCGTGAAAAACCTGCGATATCGCTGATCTTACAGGTGTTGCTGGCGCTGGCGTCTTTGTGCCATAGTGCCAGAGGCACGATGGCGTCGCGTCGCAAAGAGCAGAAGAAGCCGCCACCCGCGGACGAGGGGCTAGAGCGCATTCACGTTCGGATCCCTGCCGATCTCGCGACCAAGCTTCGAATGCGCTGCGTGGAGGGACGAAAGTCACTCGCCGAAGGTGTTGCCGACGCGATCCGAAGCTGGATTGGAGAACGTGAGCCATGACCTTGGCTGAGCCTACGACCGCCTTGTCTTTGCTTTTTACGAAGTACGGTACCGACAAAGTTCGGAACGAGTACGTCGGGATGTACGAAGACATTCTCGCCTCGATGCGAGACCGACCGGCGCGCATTTGCGAGATCGGGATCGGCACGCTCATACCTGGCGCTCCGAGCTCGATGGTGTCGTACTGCGACCCCGGGTACCGCCCCGGCGGGAGTCTTCGAGCGTTTCGTGACTTTTGCCGCAAGGCCACCGTGCTCGGGCTGGACGTTCAACCGGACACGCAGTTTCAAGAAGACAGGATCGAGACCGGGATTTGCGATTCAACCGACGGGATGGCCGTTGCGCTCTTCTTCGCTTTCAGGGAGCGAGCATTCGATCTTGTCATCGATGACGGTCTGCACGCTTGGCAAGCGCAACTTGCGACGCTCGTGAATTTTCAGGACAAGGTCGTCCAGGGCGGGTTCTACGTGATCGAGGACATTGGTCTAGGGAGTCCGATGTTTTCTGAATGGAGCTCGGTCGCCGGAAACCGTTTCGAAGTCGTGCATCGGCGTATCAATGCGCTCGCTCTTCGGAAGCTCTGATGATCCTGGGTATCCCGACGCTCAACAGGTACGATCTGCTCGAGAAGCTCATCGCTTCCGCCGAGCAGGGCACGGTGCGCCCGACCGAGTATTTCATCATCGACAACGGCGGCGAATACCTTCCGCTCAAGGACGGTCGACTTCCGGAGAAGTTATTGATCCAGCGCCCGGGGCGAAACATCGGCGTAGCCGCGAGCTGGAACAGGATCTTGAGATACGCGTACGAGCGAGGTGAGGCTGTCGTCATCTCGAACGATGACGTCGTGCTGAGCCCAGGCGCGTTCGAAGAGATCGTGAGGCTCCTCGGTACGGGCGACTTCGGTGTCGTCAACGGTCTCGGTTGGGCGCTCTTTGGTCAAACTCCGCTCTGTACGGAGAAGGTGGGCTTCTACGACGAGGAATTTTTCCCGGCCTACTACGAAGACTGTGATTACGACGTGCGGCTCAAGCGAGCCGGAGTCGCTCGAGTCGAAATCTCTTCCAAGGTCGAGCACCTTAGCTGGTCGACGAGTCGTGCGATTGGCTCGAATCCAGAGCACGCTTGGTTGGAGCGAAACCTCGACTACTTTTGCCGGAAGTGGGGCGGCCCCCCTGGTGCGGAAACATTTACCGAGCCGTTCAACGGCGGCTCACTACGAGGTCCAGTCATGCGTTGGGATATTTTGAATCGAATCGCCAGCAAGCAGAGCGCCAAGCGTTACCTAGAAATCGGTTGCGCGAACGGCGAGTGCCTTGCGAGAGTCAACGTTCCAGCCAAGTGGGGCGTGGATCCCGCGCCGCAGTGGGCGGCAGCGAAACACACGAACGTGTTCATCTCGATGAAGAGCTCGGACTTTTTCGACCTGGGGATCTACCCGCAACCGGGTTTCGATTTGATCTTTATCGACTCCGATCACCGAGCGGCTGTCGTTTACGAAGAAGTGCGCCGCGCGCTCAGTGTGCTCGTTCCTGGAGGCGTCATTGTTCTTCACGACGCAAATCCTTCCGAAGAGGCGATGCAGATCGTCCCCATGATGCAAAGCATCTGGACGGGAGACGTTTGGAAGGCCGTGGCCGCGATCCGGTCGATGTGGCCGCGTGTGATTACAGTCGACAACGACTACGGTTGCGCCGTTTTGCCGGTGCAGAGCGGTGCCTATTTGCCAAAGGAGCCGCCCCCCGGTTTCTTCGATCTCACCTGGCAAGATCTCGTCGCACGTCGGTCGGAGCTTCTTGGGCTCGTTTCGGTCGAAGACTTCGAGCGAGGCTTTACGCTGTGAAAGAGGAAGCCCCGCGCATCGTCCTTAACATGATTGTGAAGAACGAGGCGAAGGTCATTGGCCGCTGTCTCGAATCGGCGCTGCCGTTCGTCGACGCCGTCGTCGTTTCGGACACTGGGAGCTCCGACGGAACGACGAAAATCATCGAGGAAGCGACGAAGGCAGCTAAGAAACCTTTCTTCATCGAACGCGGAATGTGTCCGCCGGCAAAGAAGAACGGGAAGAAGGTATTTCGTTGGCCTTACGACGAGTTCGACTTCGGCACAGCGCGTACGTGGGCGTCGAAAGCGGCAAAGGTTTGGGTGCACGGGCAAAAAGAGTGGGAGCCTGAGAACACCTACTTACTTTTTCTCGATGCCGACATGGTGCTCGTCGCCGAGAAAACGTTCGAGAAATCGATGCTCAGGGACGCGCACTACCGGCTCATCCAAAAGCAAGGCGCGCTTGCTTACCCGAACACACGGCTCGGGCGTATGGACTTCAACTGGGTCTCGTGCGAGCCCACGCACGAGTACTGGGCGCCGAATCCGGATCGTGCGCCAGCGTCCGAGCTCTTCTCGCTCTGGATCGACGATCGTGACGACGGCGGGAGCAAGGGCGACAAGTATGAACGGGATGCGCGACTGCTTCGACGTCGGCTCGCGGAAGATCCGATGAACGTGCGCGCGATGTATTACCTCGCGCAGACTTACTACTACATGGCCGTCAAGTACTTCGACATGCGTCAAGCTGCCGGCGGATGGGAAGGCGAGCGGTGGTACGCCGAGCTCATGCTCGGGAAATCTCTGATGGGGGTTGGTAAACCCGAAGAGGGTCTCATGCGCTTGATCGACGCTGCTGAAAAGAGCGGAACGCGCGGCGAACCGTTCGTCGAGGTTGCGCGGCACCTTCGAGGGCTCGGTAAGAACCGAGCCGCTTACGGGTTTGCCAAGACGGCGATCGAGACGCTCGGCGAGACGACGGCCCAGGATCTCTTCGTTGAAGAGAGCATCCGTGCTCAAGCTATCGAGGAAGTCAGCATCACGGCCTACTACCTAGGCAGAACGGACGAGGGGCACGAAGCCTGTGAGAGCATACTTCGAACGAATCGACTATCTTGGACGAGTTACGAGAACTCCGCTCGGAATCTTCTCTTCTATTTGCCGCAAGAGTACGGAGCCGTCGTTCGGCGCGGACGATTTGATGTGCCGAAAGAGCTTCGGACGTTTGACGAGAGTGGCAGCAACGTTCCGGCTAAGAGCGGTCAATTCGTCGAATACCTCACGTCGTCGCCCACCATCGTCCGAGTGGGCGATGAGCTTTTCGTCAACGTCCGTCTCGTGAACTACGACCACGAGCGCGGGCGTTGGTTCGTCGCGAGGCACAAGGATCAAGTTATCCGGACCGAGAACGTCTGGGGGCGATGGTCACCGGACGGCATAGAAGAAGTCGAATGGCGTCTCTCGAACGCGCGCTGTCCGTCAGACTGGCCTAGGAACATGAAGCGTGGTGATGGATCTCCCGGCATCTGGGGGCTCGAAGATCAACGCTGGCACGTGCACGAGGGCAAGGTTTGGTTCACAGCAACGACGTGTCAGACGCCGTCCGGCGGCGACAAGTCGCGCGTCGTGATCGGATCGCTAAAAGAAGATCTCTCGCTTGGTTACATTGACGAGATCGAATATGAAGGGACGCAAGAGTACGAGAAGAATTGGCTTCCTTGGTCGCTCGGGGGGAGGTTATTTCTCATCTACGGCTACGAGCCTTTCACCGTGCTCGAGGTGGATGCGAGCTCGATGAAGCGGTGGCGGGTGAAAGTCAAAGAGACGATGCCCTTTCGGATGGCACGTTACAGGGGCGGCACGGCGCCGGTGGCGATGCCGGATGGAACCTGGCTCATGTCGATCCATGAGGTTGCTCATCGCGAGAACGACAACGTCTACTTACACAGGTTTATTGAGCTAGACGGAACGACGATGCTCCCGACGCGCGTATCTCGCGCTTTTACGTTTCACCACCAGGGCGTCGAGTACGCAGCCGGTGCCGTGTTATATGGCGAGAACCTGATCATCACCTACGGCGCCGAAGAGCGCGAGTCGCACTGGTGTGAGATCGATCCGAAAAAGATCAGGTGGATGAAGTAGCTTGAGGCTACAGATTCACTCGGATCTGTTCGCCTGTTTGACCGGTGCCTCCGGTGGTTCCGGATGCCGCACCGCCCGCAGTACCTGTAGTTCCCGTTGCGGTTGATTGAGTGTTTGCGCTTAGGTTCGCGACGTAGACGTGACCGCCGGCAGCTCCGCCGCCGCCGTTGCCGCCGACTCCGTTGCCTGTTGCGTTTCCACCGTTGCCGCCGTCGCCGCCGTCGGTCGACACGCCTCCGGTGACGGTTCCCGTAACCGTTCCAAAGATGCAACACACGAAACCGCCACCGCCACCGCTGCCACCGCCACCGCCGCCTCTGTTGCCGGCAGCAGGGGTGCCGCCGTTACCGCCAGCGCCACCTTTAGCTTGAATGACTCCAGCAGCGGCGCCGGTAACTACCAAAGTTCGTGCTGCAAAATAAATTCCGAGCGCTCCCGCGCCTCCGCCTCCGCCTCCGCCTCCGGCAGAGCCGTCGCCACCTCCGCCGCCGCCTCCGGGGCCGCCTGCTCCGCCGTAGAACTCGTTAGCAGAGCCTGTCGCAGTGATGTACCCGGACGCTGAAAAGGCTGAGGCAAACAGCAACGAATGGATCAGCGATGCGCCTACGCGAGTGACGGTGATGCCGGCACGAGTTAGACCGCCTGCGTTGGCGCCGTTATTTCCGGAACCGCCCGCGCCGCTTGTCGCGGTTGAGCCGCCTGATGAGTACGATGTGGCGCTGGGCGCTGCGGCTTGTGAGCCGCCTGCGGTACCTCCCGCGCCGCCAGCAGTTCCCGCAGTGGCAGTCGCGCCGATCGTCGTGCCGGCGGTGTTGCCTGTGATCGTACCTGCGCTTCCTGCGCCACCGCCCGCGGCGCCGTTTCCTCCTGCGACCACGGAACGAAAAATTGTTCCAGCGGGCATGTTCGTGAGATCGCACGTGCCGGAGCATCGGAGCACATAGCCCGCACAATCGATTTTGGCTGTGCCGGAAAGCGTGATCGACGAGTAGTTCGTGTCTTTCGTGAGCGTTGTCGTACCGCTCGACGCTGTGAGACCGCCGTCTGATCCGTCACCGAAGAGCGCAAACACCATCGCGTTTTCGGCGAGGCTCGAAGACCCGGTCGGGCCTGTGACGCTGCTTCCAGTTGATCCGGTTGGTCCGGTCGGCCCGGTTGATCCGGTGCTACCGGTGTTGCCCGTCGATCCGGTGTTTCCAGTTGGTCCGGTCGATCCGGTGTTTCCGGTGGATCCGGTGGGCCCTGTGTTGCCCGTCGATCCGGTGCTGCCTGTGTTTCCTGTTGATCCCGTTGGACCTTGCGCGCCCGCGGCTCCGGTGTTGCCGGTCGGGCCAGTGTTACCTGTTGATCCGGTGTTGCCTGTGCTGCTAGTGCTGCCAGTCGGCCCGACTGATCCAGTTGGCCCCGTCGATCCTGTGTTGCCTGTCGATCCGGTGTTACCGGTCGATCCGACTGATCCGGTTGGTCCCGTCGATCCGGTGCTTCCTGTGTTGCCGGTTGGCCCTTGTGCTCCCGTCGCTCCGACTGATCCGGTGTTGCCGGTTGCTCCGGTGTTGCCCGTTGATCCTGTTGGACCTGTGACAGTGCTTGCTGCTCCTGTTGGTCCAGTCGATCCCGTGTTGCCTGTCGGTCCTGTTACTGTTGACGGGGCTCCGTCTGCTCCTGTTGGGCCTGTGTTACCGGTCGGTCCAGTAGGACCAATAGGGCCTCCGGAAGGACCGGTTGGCCCTGTAGCGCCTGTGCCCGTCGAGCCGCCTGATAAGCCCGTAGGTCCCGTTATTCCCGTGGGCCCTGTCGATCCTGTGGGCCCTGTTATTCCGGTAGGTCCTGTCGATCCTGTAGGCCCCGCTATTCCGGTGGGTCCTGTCGATCCCGTGGTTCCGGTGTTGACGGCGCTACCGGGGGTCCCGGTAGGTCCTGTGGAGCCGCTTGGGCCCGTTGGTCCCGTCAGACCACTAGAAGGGCCTGTCGGTCCGGTTGAGCCTCCACAAATGTTTCCGATCATCCGACGTTACCTGAATCTCTAAAGGTGATGCCGGGTGCCGTGAGAGCTCCCGTGAGATCAGCGAGACCGACGTTTGCAACGTTCCCTGCGCCTCCCGGAGGAAAGCCGGCGGGGACCACGTACGGATACCACGACACTCGTTCAACGACGAGATTAGCGGCAAGTATGGTGGTCATGAAGGCTTGTATGATCGCAGAAGTCTCGGCAGTGCTAGTCGGATACTCCTGAGTCGGTACGGATCCGGTGAACTTGGTCGCACCGAGCTCTGTTATCCACACAGGTTTTTGGTAAGCCGCGTGGACTTGAACGATGATGCTTCGGAGCGTTGCCGCGGAAGCAGCAGGGTTAGTGAATTGATTTGTGTAGAAGTGGATGGGTACGAAATCCACTCTCGGAGGCTTACCGGTTGCCGGAACGATTCCGTTCATGAAATCGTAACGCCAACTGCCCGGTGTGTCGGAGTTGACCGCCATCACAGGAGCGCCCAATCGACAACCCGGAATAGCGTCGGCTGCGGCTTCGAAGTCCGCCCAGTCGGATAAGGCCTGGGCGACCGTCGTGTTCGCTTGAGGCGGTCCGTTGTCCGGTTCGTTGTACCCGAGAATGACTTTGTATCTGGAAGCGACTAGAAGGTTCTGAGCGCTCTTGTAAGAAGGAGAGAAAATCATCGGAACGAACGGGATGGTCGTTCGTATCGACGAGCTCGGCAGGTAATTTAGAAACCACGCGGCGCCGAGAGCCGCCATGGAGGTGGCCGACACGGGATCTGAAAGCTCCGGAGGCGTGAACGTTTGCGCGCCCACGGTGTAAGGCCCTGGGAACGTCTGAATTACGCAACCCTTCAAGGGGGGTACGGTCGGCGTGCCTAGCCAAGGGAAGGGGCCTACCTGCATGCCTCACACCGTGATTTGGGCGAGGCCTCCGGGCCCACCTGTACCGTGGGTGTTGCCGGATCCATTGGTGGGTCCGCTTGCCGGATTGTTCTTTGGGCCTTGTGCGGCGAAGAAGCCTGTCTGCATGTTGTAGTAAATGCATTGGCCGGAAGTTCCGCCGTTGCCGCCGTTGCCGCCGATGCCGGCAGCGCCAGTGCCATCTCCGCCGTTACCGCCGCTGCCGCCGTTGGCGCTTAGAACGTTCGTTGCTGCGCCGCTTCCGGTGACGGTGCCCGCGATGAAGACAAGCACGCCGCCGCCACCGCCTGATCCTCCGCCGCCACCACCTCGTTGACCTCCGGCAGGGGTGCCGCCGACGCCTCCGTTACCACCTGGGCATCTGATGAAATTGGCAGGCGTGGAGGCGCTTCGTCGAAACTCTCTAGCGGCTACGATTGCTGTGCCTCCTCCTGTGCCGCCGCCACCTCCGCCAGGGCCTGCGGTCCCGTCACCCGCGCCACCACCACCGCCGGCTCCTGCCGCACCGCCGATGGTTGCGATCATGGCGTTAGCAGCACCAACACCGGCGTAGAGCGCGCCTATGGGCATGGCGTAGACGTTCGTGCCGCCTGCGCCAGTTGCCGTACCTCCTGCTCGAGTGGCGCCTCCTGTGCCCGACAAACCGTTGCCGCCCTTGCCGCTTGTGCCGCCACCTCCACCGCCAGAGTTACCGGTGTTCGAAGCAGCGCCGCCTTGATTTCCGTTTGTGGTGGTGCCGGTGCCTCCAGCCGATCCGGCGATACCGCCGCTCATTGTTTGGCCGGCGTTGTTGTTGATAGCGCCGCCAGTTCCGCCTGTAGTCGCGGCGGCGCCCGCTCCGCCATTTCCTGCAAGACAGAAGATGCCGTCAGTCGCGCCCATGCCGGCCGCGGAAGCGTCGAGCACGCCAGAGATGCCGAGATAGAAACCGGCCGTGTTGATCGAATCGCCGGCTTGGAAAGTGACGTTTGAGTAGTAAGTGTTTCGAGTGAGAACTATTGCGCCGAAGCCAGCGGCGAGAGCTCCGTCCGCGCCTGCACCGAAGACGATAGGAGCGACGTTGACTCCGGGTTGCCATTCTGCGGCACCGCCACCTGACACGAGGACGTCGCCGGTGTCACCCGGCTCCATTTGCGCGACTTTGACTAGTCCGTCGGCCATGTTCTTTTTCTCTTACGTCGTGACGTTGTAGTTGAAGTTCAGGCGATCGGTCACCGTGAGCTGAGAGCCCGCGATGCTGCCGTTCCAGTAGAGGAGATCGCCCGCGACGATGTCAGGCATCGCTCTCGGCGTTACTCCACCATCACCGGAGAAGTAGCAGTAGACGTTCACCTTGGTACCATCACCGACGATTTGAGCGACGCCGTTTCGATCGACTCCCACGTAACCGCCTGTCGCGCTAGAGATGGTAGGCGTTGTCGCTACAGGTGTGATGCACGCGAGATCGTTGTCGAGCACGGTGACGCTCGCCACCATGTTCTTGTTTGATCTGACGAACGTGGCGAACGGGTTCGGACCCGTTGGTCCGGTAGCGCCGGTGTTCGAAGCTGATCCAGTAAGACCTGTAGGTCCTGTGGGTCCGGTTCCTCCGGTGGATCCTGTGTTGGAAGCAGCGCCTGTCAAGCCGGTTGGTCCTGTAGGCCCCGTGCCTCCGGTAGATCCTGTGTTGGTTGCAGAACCCGACAAGCCGGTTGGTCCGGTCAGACCGATGATGCCGGTGGGTCCAGTGGATCCCGTTGCTCCGGTGTTCGTTGCAGCTCCCGAGAGCCCGGTCGGTCCTGTAGGTCCCGTCGGTCCTGTTCTTCCGGTGGGTCCTATTTGGCCTTGTCCACCGGTTGGTCCGGTATCTCCCGTTGCGCCTGTGTTCGTTGCGGATCCAGGGACTCCTGTCGGGCCTGTCGATCCCGTTGAGCCCGTGCTCGCCGTGCCTGCTGTTCCTGCGACTCCCGCCGCTCCTGTCGGTCCGGTGGCTCCTGTTGATCCAACGCCCGTGGGGCCCGTAACAGTGCTTGCTGCGCCCGCGGGTCCCGTCGGTCCGCTAGAGCCTGTCGATCCGCTGGGTCCTGTGGGGCCCGTGACGTTACTTGCTGCGCCGGTTGGTCCTGTTGAGCCGGTTCTGCCAGTCGGTCCTGTGCCTCCTGTGTTCGTCGATGATCCGGGAAGGCCCGTTGCTCCCGTCGGTCCGCTTGATCCTGTGTGCCCAGTCGCGCCGCTTGCGCCAGTGTTAGTGGCAGAGCCCGCTACGCCGGTAGGTCCCGTGGGGCCTGTGGTTCCAGAAGGCCCCGTCGGTCCGGTTCCGGATCTGCCCGCAACGGTAGGATACGTCTCGCGCGCTTTTCTCCCAAAACCGATGATACCGGGCATCTTTTCGCTCCTAGGACGTCAATCGATCTGGTTGTTATCCTGGCTTTACTAGCGGCGTCACTGGCCGCAAGAAAATGTTGTGGTCGCGCGGGCGAGTGGCGTTGGACCATCCGCTGTATTGCGGATCCCAATGCGGAGAGTCGGTGCCGGTGTTGGAGAAGACGTTTCGATTGTTGGCGTGTTCTCGGTACACCGTTTCGTCGATGAGTTGGCGGGGCGCGCCGTTTTCCGAATGACCGTTCTTGTTCTTCAGATTTTTGAGTTTTCGGCGCATGGGTTACTGATCCTTTTTTGGCGGAGTCGTTGCGCGGGTATCCTTCGGAGTCTCATTCGGATCGCCGAGCAGATTCAAAAGCACCGCGTCGGCGAGCACGGACGAGAAGCTCGCAGCCGCGCCTACGACGATCGCATCGAGTACTCGTCCGTGACCTGATTGCACGAGGCCGCTCGCTCCCGCCGCCACACCTACCCACATGCCGGCGCACATGGAGCACTGAAAAAGCGCAGGCCAGAGCTTTTGCAGCGGACGGAAAATCGCGCTCCGCACGACGATGAGCGTCGCGCCGACGAGAGCGATGAGGTGCAGGGCTAGGTTCATGCGAGGAGTGATCCGCCTTCTTCGAAGACCCAGTCGCTTCCGTCGAATCGTGCGAGCACGAATCCGCGGCTGTTTGTCGGAATCGTTCCGATCGTGGCTGCCGCGTTGTTTTTGACAGCGAGAACGTTGGCGCCTAGATCCGTTTTTGTGATGAGTATCGTGTCGCCCGGAAGTTCGCCGCCGCCTGTTTTTAGCGTAACGGTAGTCGGAGTGCCGTTCGATGTACTGTAGTGGTTACCGGAGTTCTGGCCGGTCCAGCCGGCGGTGGCACCTGTGCCGTCGAGCGAAACGCTCGTGCTGGCTCCGGTGAGTGCGGCGCCTTCGACACCCGCTCCGCTGTAGCCGCCGAAAACCAGTACCGGAGTGCCAGTACCGGTAGCGGCGCGCGTTCCTCCGTTTTCGACGAAGCTGGTCCACGATCGACCGTCGAAATGGGCTCCGAGTTGGCAATCCAGAACGGTGCTCGCAGTGAAAGTGCAACCGATGAAAGTGGCCGGAGATGTTGCTTCTACGGTGATTGCCGAGGAGTTGATCGTTGAGTCGGACGCCGCAAGCACACGCGCCAGGATGTCTCCAGATACGACACAGTCGAACACGCCCACAGCGGCGCTACTAGAGGAGGTGCCCGCGTCGATTTCGCCGACTGAAACGTTGGAGAACAGAGCGTCGACAAGATGCGTAGCTCCGTTAGAGTCAAAACTTCCTAGAGACCCGCCTTCTGCTACACCCCCATCGGCATCTATGAACACGAACGAGTCCGGCGCACCGGCATCGTCAGTCACGGTGAAGCTTCCAGAAATACGAAGGTTTTGGGTCGTAACGACGGCGTCGTCAGCAGGGTTGACTCCTGCTACGTTTGCCCACGTCACGTTGCCGGTTATTGTCGTACCTCTGGTGAGCGAGAAAGAAGCGGCGCGTAGTTCCGTCGAGACGTAAGGGGGAAATGCAACGTCTTCGACGTAGCCAACGAGCGTAGGCATAACCCAGCCGACGTAGTTGGAAGCCGCGTCGTCTGTCGATGCGTCTCCACGCGACGCCATGAACTCGGCGATGGTTTTGAAAGGTTCGGCAACCGATCCGTTGAGACCAGTTTGTCCCGTGTCGCCGTCGATGAACTTCTGTCTCGAAAGAGGAACGATTCCAGAGGGAGAGCCGCTGCTCGATCCGGTGCTCGGATAAGTTTCTCCTCGATACCGACCACGACCGATGATGTGCGACATTTTTCTGTTTCCTCTTTTTTACGGACGTTCTGTTTTGCGCTCTGCCGCGAGTTCGATCAGGCGATCGGCGACTTCCGGCGCGAGTTTGATCGTGCCGAACGAGCCGTTCTGTGCGTCGTCGTCGCTGATCTCCATCGAGCCGTCGTCGAACATCTTGACGACCGGACAGCGCTTGTAGTTGCAGCACATGAGCGTTTCTTCTCGGATCAGGTTGGGCATGTGCTTCTCCTTCATCCGGTTGCGACAGGTACCTCTTGCAACTCGAGTGTCGAGGATTCGGTGGACACCTGAAGCACGACCGGATCGTCGACGCTTGCAGACAGGAAAATCGAGACGTCCGCGGTCGTTCCAAGCGGCAAAGGACCGCCGTTGATGTGAGAATTTGTTTCAGTGAGAATCGGGATGGCTATGACGCCTCCCGGTTCAATTGTCAGATTCTCGACGAACGGAACCGCCAGTGGAACTCCGTTGACCAAGACTTCCAAGGTCACCGTTTCTTGATTTCCCGACGTGCTCTTCACCGTGATCACGCCGGTGATGAGAACGAGCCCGGTTGACCTCGGAGTGATCGGTACGTCGGTACCAGGAGTTCCTGCATCGGGGCTGCTCCACGGCACCAATATTCCAGCGACCGGGATGTCGGTAGCCCCAGCAGGCCCAGACGCGAAGTTTCGAGCGAATGATGCTGACGAACCTTGGAGACGGTTCTCCGGATAGGAGTAGACGCGCAGCGCTCCGGTACGTCCTACGAATTCAGACATTTCAAGATCCTCCTGATTGCGCGCGTTGAATTTCGGCGAGTCGAGCGACTTGTCGTTTTTGGGCGAGCTCGGCGGTTGTCATGGGCACGAGCTTACGAACGACCAAAAAGTCCAAGTACGTCGTTCCTGCTCGAGTCGACATCAGCCGTTCGACCGTTTTCTCCCAATCGGAGTACACGAGCGCCTGACGTGACGTGTCCCATTCCGGTGAGTCGAGATAGACCAGACAGGCGCTGCTCTTTTCGAGCTGGTCTTTGGTGATGACGACTTGCATGGAACGTTACCGCTTTCTCTTCCCGTGGCTCTTGTGCGCCTTGTGATGCGTTGACTTGCGATGCCCGCTCGGGCCTCGCTTACCGCGCGAGCCGCGGTGCCCTTTCTTGCCGGTCATCGCGACGGCGATGAGACCGACGAGAGCCGCTGCGCCGACTGCGCCGGCTACGATGGCGCCGGTTGAGAGGCCCTTCTTCTCTTCGGGCGGAGTGATTTGTCCGCCGGGGGATTCGCACTGTCCCGTTGTCGGGTTGTATGTCGTGCCCGCGGGACACGTTTTCCCTGGCGGCGGTGGAGGCGGCGGAGGTGGCGCCTTTCCCGTTTCGCACTGCCCCGAAATCGGATTGTAGACCGTGCCTGCCGGACACGTTTTCCCTGGAGGCGGGGGCGGTGGCGGGGGAGGTGGGGGTGGCGGAGGCGGCGGAGGTGCCATACCACCCGTGCAATTGCTCTGTCCCTTTGGTGTCCACCAAGACGGGCGAGGGCTGCACGCCGGAATGGCGCCGCCCGTTGCTGCCGCGTCCTTGTCACCCCATTTGCCGTCGACTCCGGCTCCGGGTCTGAAACCGAGAGCGAGTTGCGCTGCGCAAACGAGAGAGACGTTCGCCGGATCGCACGGGTTCGCGCTCAGAAGTGCCTGCACGGCCGCTGGTAGCGCGGACGGCGTCACCGGATTCGGAGGCGGGGGCGGAGGGGGCGGCGGAGGCGGGGGCGGATTGAACGGGGTTGGAGGCGCTGCGCCGGCACCGCATCCCGGCGGCACCGTCACGCCGCCGAGCGCCGTCGAAAGCGCGTTCGCGACGACCGGCTCGTACTTACCGGTGCCGATCGGCACGGGATTCGACGGATTCGCCGAGTTCCACGCGGCCTTGAAGTTGTGCACGGCCGTGTTCACGGGGCTTCCTACGCGGCTGACGCTCGTGCAGTAGTTCGGATCGGCGTTCAGGGCGGCGAGCGCCGCAGCTGCGGCTCCCGCAAGAGCTCCACCGCCCGACGGACTCGGAACTGAAGTCGCCATCGTGCCGCAGTTTGATGAACCTTTCGGGGCCCACCACGAGGGGCGGGGGCTACACGCGGGAATGGCGAAACCGGCTTGTGCCGCCGCGGCCTCGTCCTTGGTGCCCCATTTTCCGTCGACTCCAGCGCCGGGTGTGAACCCGAGAGCTCGCTGAGCGGCGCAAACGAGAGCGACGTTCGCCTGGAGACACGGACCACCGGCGGCAATGAGCGCGTTGATGGCGTCGCTCGCAGCGTCGCCGAGTGCGCCGATCGTGCCGCCGACTGGAACGACGATCGTTTCCCTTGGAAGGATTGATCGCCAAGTGCGTTGCCCGGCAACGACGGTCGTAGGCTTGTGCGCGTTCGCCGCGATGAGCCTATCGAACGACACGCCGTATCGCCTAGCGATCTGCCGCGGCGAGTCGCCTTTTTTAATTTGGTACAACATCGTTCAGCGTCTCCTTCGACTCTTCTTGCGAGTGGCGAGGTAGCCGATCCCGCCGATGACGGCGGCGCCGGCAGTAGCGATCCCGACCATTTCGCCGGTCGAGAGTTTCTTCTTTTCTTCGGTTGCAGGACCGGGGAGCGTCGTCCCCGGATACGGGGTCGGGAAATCCTTCGGATCCATCGCTGCGACAGTGCGAAGCGCGTCGAGCGAGTCTTGGTCCCAAACGCGGTCGGTGCGAAGGACGAGCGGCGACCCGTCGGCCTTCGTGAGCCCCATTTTGTTCGCGTTGAACCACATCTGAAAGCATCCGCCGGCAGCGGTGATCGATGGGCCCCACGACTGGCAGCTCGTGCCCGTCTGCTGACGGATGATGCTGTCGAGCTTCGTGAGCGTGTCGACGATCCACTGCTGCTGAGCAACGGAGAGCTTCGTCCATATTTCCGGATCGCTCGGGCCTCGGAGCGCGAAGCCGAGTGCGCCTCTCCCACCGAACGAAACACTGTTGCCGAGCAGTCCCTTGGTTTGAGCCCACATTGGTATTGGTCCTTCGCAATCGACGCACGCGGGGCGCGCCGGTAACACATTTTGACGAAACCAGCAGTCATGCGCGCGGATGCCTTCGTCGGTCGGTCCTTGAACGGGAACGTCCGTGACGAAGTCGGGGTGACCGTATGCTTGCGCGGGAGTCGTCATGGAAACCTCAACGGTCTAGGGCGCGGCGGCCCGGAAAGAGTCCCGGTTGGTTTTTCGGATGCGCCGATCACTACGGCCGTGAGAACCGCGTCAATAGCGCCGACGACGAGCGCGCCCTTGAGCACAGGGTAACTGTCGGACGAGTTCGCGACCGCTGCGCCAATGGCGCCCGCGACCAAACCGCCGAGCCCGCTTGCTACTACTTGGTTCATGGAAACCTCAGTTGCGGTACGACCGTGACTTGCACACTTCTCGCCTGACCATCTGATGGGGAGCCCGGAGTGCCTGTAAGTGTGGCCGTTCCGGGCGCAACTGCGACGAATCCGTTGGTTGTTGCTGGGTAGCTTGGGGCAAGCGATGTTGCGTTACTTGTTACGACGCCTGTCCGCCAAAGATCTACATTGGGTGGCAAGTCCACTACGACGTTGGCTCCTACCGGAACCGTAAATGATCCTCCAAGCGATACGTGAATGGCTTTGGTTACGTCGTAAGTCGGAGCAGAAGGAGGAGGAAGAGATGAGCTTTGTGCCTGAGATTTTTGCCAAATCATCATCGCGGCACCGCCCAATACCGTTCCGATTGCGGCGCCTACTAGTGCAGCTTCGCCGTTCGTCATGGGAAGCTCACTTGAGTTGCTTGTTGTGGTGTCGAAGTGCTCTTGTCCGAACTCTTACCGTTGTTTTTGCCGGCGACCCACGCGAGAACGAACGCTTCGATTGCCGCGGCGGCGCCGAGCGCATTCCTGACGAGGTGCTTGCGCTCCCCGACGAGATAGAGACCTCCGCCGATGAGCCCGGCGCGAAGGACCGTGCTCGCGACAACGCCGACTAGACCCGACGCGATGTTGCCGCGCACGAGCGTCACCGCCGCATCCGAAGACGGAAGCGTGATGCACTCGTCGGCGAGGCCGCATGCGACGTTCATCGTGAGCGCCTCCGATTCTTCTTTTTCTTCCCGCTTGTCGCCGCGAGAAAGATGCCACCAAGACCGAGTGCGCTTATTGCCGACACGGCAACGATCTTGCCGGTCGAGATTTTCTGTTCGTCCGTTGGCGCGGAGTACGGACCGGCAGAAGCCACTCTGAATCTGATGCCGTCGATTGTTTCAGCGTCGCCTTTGTTGAGGTAGTTGCCTGCAACACCCCACTTCACGATCGCTCGGAAGTGTTGCTGATCGATAGGTTGAAACGACAACCAAGTGGCTGTTTCAACTCCCGGGACTATCTTCGGAGCTTCCGCTTGCACACTTCCGACTAGTTTGAAGAACTGTTCTGTGGTGACCGGGAGATTGGACTCGAAGTCGATGTACCAAACATCACCGGGAGCGAACCACATCGCCTTAGCCGTCGCTCCAAGAACTCCGATACGCGGGCCCGAGAGAGTGCCGGTAGGTTTAGAGTCGTCCGTAGCCGCTTTCGCTCCGGCGAGAGCCCCGAACGTGAACGTTCCGATCACCGCACCCCACCCAGCTCCGTTGCGTACGCCGCGTGACCTGCGCTCGAACTCTTCGCCGATAGACGCGCCAAGAAAGCCGCCAAACACGCTGGCCGCTCCGGTCAAAAGCGCCGCACCACCGGGAGTCATGGAAACCTCAGTGGCGGCTGTCCGCTGACAGTGCCTGATGTTTTGCAGTCGGGGCAACCGCCGCCGATAGCGGCGCCAGCGATTCCGCCGAACAGCATTCCGAGCATTCCTAGGAGTGAGTCTTCGTTCGTTCTTGAAGCTTTCTCGAGGCTTCCTTCGATTGCGCCAGCGGCGGCTACGGCTCCGAGACCGCCGCCAATTCCTACTGCGAGACGACTCATGGGAACCTCATTGGCAGGCCGCTAGTGCCGACAGTCGCTTTTTCTGGCGACAAACACGTACCAGAAGGAACACCGAGGTACGCACCGACTGCGGTACCAAGCGCCGCGCCCATCACTCCGGTGATTGCGCTGTCTCTCGGGGCACCGAGCACGCCGCCAACAATGCCGCCGATTACGAATCCGGCGACAGCTCCCATGCCGGCACTGATGCGAGTCGCGGTGTCGTCCGTCATGGTACGTCCTCCCCGAGGTTCTCGTCGAACACGAGCGCACCGGCGATCGTGCCGTATTGCACGAAGTCGTTGAATGCGACCATGAACTGATCTTCCGGAGAGAGCGCTCCAAAGATCGCGCAGCTCGCCGCAGCGTCGCTGTCGAGCGTCGGGTTCGTCGCCGGATCGTTCTGACGAACGCTTGCGAATAGGAGCACGTCACACGGCGTCGGGATTGGGATGTCGAGCGCGCGCTCGCTCTGGTTCGAGCGCCACGGGTAGCGGAGCTCGTGGATGTTCCCGAGGCTCGCATCAAGAGGAGTGCCCCAAGGGCGTCCGCCGTTCGGAGGAACGTATCCGACGCCGCTTGGAGCTCCGGATTGATAGAGGAGCGTCGGAGAGTTGCAGTCCTGGTAGTTGAAACCGTCCGTGTTTGCGGGGTTCCGCATGTCGCGCGACACGACGTTGACGATCACCACGTGCCACGAGATGTTGCCGTCGGGGAAATGCCAGAGCGGGGTCGTGATTTCCTTTCGGAAGACGACTGTCGCACCTGTCGGAGGCCCCGATTCGCTATCGAGTATGCCCTCGCGCGCCGGGAGCCTCGCGATGAGCTCGGCGTACTGCCGAATTCCGACTAGACGCACGCCGCACTTCTCCGGGCTCTGTTCGCCGGAGCGAAAGCTTGCTCGCGCAAGAAGGAAGAGATAGCGCGCGTCGCTATTCGCCGAGCTCGGCGTCGCCGGCACGACGAGCCCGGTGTAGGCGTTCGTATCCCACGGGTCGCTGCCGATGAACGTGAACTCTTTGTTCGGGCCGTTCGTGACGAGCTCGGTGCGACCCCTGGCAAGCACAGAACGAAGCGCGCCGCCCACACCCGCCGGGTGCGTCTGAAGACGGATGAGGTTATCGACGCGCTTGGTCATCCAAGGAGAAGAGTGAGGTCAGGGGTTTCGATTCCGAGCTTTCGCAAACGGACCCGACAATCTTGATCGCTGAGATCGTCGAGATCCTTCGAGTTGAACTGCCAACCGAGGAAGGAGATGTTGACGTTGTAGGGAACGCTCACGGGCGTCTGCAAAAGAATCGCTTGTACCTTCACGTTCTCTTGCTTGTAGAGCGGCCAGCCTTGCGGCCACGTGACCGCGAGCACGTCGGCGAGATTGCCGAGATCGGTGAAAGTGTCGTTCACCGAGTACTTCGGCGATCCGTAGACGTCCATTCGGATGCCGACGCCGGTCTGTCCGCTTTGCTTGAGCTGGTTGAAGTACGTCGACTGGAACGGCGAGCCCGCGTAGCTGTTCTGCTGGAACAGGTTGAACACGATGCGCTCGATGAACGTGTCCTGGGCGAGGTTGTTTTGGAAGCTCCCGATGATCGGTGGAGCGTCCACCGTGCTCGACGAGAACTGGAGTGGGATGTCGAGAACGACCGGCACGCGCGGGACGCCCGCCACCATGCCGAAGGCAATCTTCGGCGCCCAGAGTGCGATCGACTTGATGTCGTCATAGGTCTTCGGCTGCATTGGGTTCTCCTAAAACACAACGAGCGGCGCGGCGCTGGTCGGCCACGCCGCTCGGATGTGGTTTCGTTCGAATCAGCCCGCGGCCGTCGGGCTCGAGACGATGTTCTGCATGCAATACGCCTTCCACCCACCAGGCATCTCCCATCCCTTGAGCTTGATGCCGATCTTCAAGATACCGCCCTTGAAGACCTGCCGAGAGGTGTTGACCACCTGCGGGACGGAGAGAGCGCTCGTGTCCATCGTCTGTTCGAGCATCACGTTCGTGCCGGTAGCCGTGATGTCCGAGAGGTTCTCGTCCACCGAGACGTTCACGCCGAGAGGCTCGTTGTTGATCGTGACCGCTTCGAGCATCTGCGCCTGGTGCACGGCGTCCTGCACGATGAAGCCCATGCCGATGGGGATACCGCGCTCGAGGAAGCACGGGCTCTCGATCGGACGGTACATCTGGCCCTTGCAGCCGTAGCCCTGCCACCGGAGGCCGCCCCAGGTCACCGGCGCGAGATCGAAGTCGCGCGTCGGGTGGAAGATGCCCACGTTGGTGGTCACCGAAGCCGGGGTAGTGTCGATGCTGCCCACGCGCCGGAAGCTCACAGGCAGGAAGATCGTGGCCGATCCTTTCGACCGGTACGTTGCGTTGACGAGCGCGACGTACTCGATGATGGGAACTTCCGACGTTCCGGCAGCGAGAGCGTCCGCGAAGCTACCGAAGTAGCTCACGTCCGCCGCGAGCTCGTTCAGAACGAGTTCACGCTGCGAGGTCCGCCACTGGAACTGGTAGGCGTTGATGAAGTTCCAGCCCGCGCGCCACACCGGTGCACCGAACTCGAACACCGCCGGGCTCATGGTCTGAGTCGGTTCGGTGCCCTCGAACGCAGCGCCGAGCGCGCCGTTGTTGCGGTCGAGCTCCGTGAACACGTCCGGCGAGGGCGGGGGCGCAACCGTTTGCGCAGGCGCCTCCCAGGCGTTTCCGATCGTCGAGAAGCTCATCGGCTCACAGAAGATGTGGCAGCCGAGGCCTTGCACGAGGATGTCCGTCTGGAGAATGCCGTTGATGAGGAACGTCGAGTCGATCGACGCCACACCGGGCACGCTCGAGGAACCCGAGAGCAAGTTCACCGTGTCGCCGAGGGTCGCGAGTGCTTCCTCGGCCGTGAGCGGGAGAGGAATCGTCCACACGACCTCTTCGATCACGGGGATGTTGCCGAAACCGCAACGGAGACACTTCTCCGCGGCTTTCGGGTCGCCGACCATGCCGAAACCTTCGGCGAACTTGACGCGCTGGGGCTTACCCTTCTCGCGTCCCCACGTGATGATGTCTCTGCCGACGATGCTGCCTTTGCTCTTCTGCTTTGCCATTTCGTTACTTCTCCTACCCGCCGTTGCCTACGCCCGACGCGGGTTCTGATCCTTCTGACACCTCAATCCCGGGGCTCGAGGCCTACCGGGGCTGAGGTTTTGAGCGCGCTCGGGCGCTCTTCTCTCATCCACCGCCAGGGAGGATGACGAACGGGTCCGATGGTGACGGTCCGTCACCAAGGAACGCCGCGTACTTGGCGCCGTCGTCGCCGACGCATCCACACGAGTCGCCCGTTTGCGGTCCCGGGCCGACGTCGCTCGCGTCACCCGGCTGCCAGCTCACGCCGGCTTGTCTACGAAGCGCAGAGTGCGCGTCGGGGTACGGGCTATCGCCCGAAACACCTGCCGCGTGACGAATCGCTTGGCTCGCGTCGGGATAAGGGCTGTCGCCGCTCACTCCCGCTGCGTGCCTGAGCGCTGCGTTCGCGTCTGGGTACGGACTGTCGCCCGAGAGCGCGAATGGACCCACGTCCGGTCCCGAGAGCACGCCCGCGGCCGTGTACGGGCCCGGTGTCGTCGCTCCGCTTGCGTCCTTGTGCGCCGCCATGTTGATCGCAGCCGAGACTTCTGCCGGATACATCCGAGCGATGGGGCTCTTCTGCAACTTGTCCGGCGTCGTGTTCTCGGGCTTCGTTCCGACGATCATCGGCATCACGAAGGAGCTCCACAGCGTATTGACGAGCGAGATGCCCGCGCCGAGCGCCATGCCCTCGAGCGCCGCACGCGCCATCGGGTTCTTGATGAACGACGCACCGATGGCAGGAGCCGCCACTGCGCCGACACCCGCGCCGAGCCGAACGAGGCCCGGACGCGATCCGATGTTGAGCACGTTCGCGAGCGTACCGGCACCGTCGGACACGAACTTGTCCTTCGGCTTGTCGGCGGCGCTCGGATCGTAAGTGGCGAGGAAGCGATCGAGCCCGTCGGCAGCGAGGAATCCGAGGCTGCCGAAGAGTGTCGCGAGCGCCATCTCCGCCGGGCCCATGCCGCCACCGCGCGAGGCGCGCATGTGGTGCCGACGTCGGCGGTGATGCCTACGGGCTTCCATGACGTAGCCCGGAGCTTCGTGCGTCCGGCGACGGCTGTGCCTGCGCCTGCGACGGCGAGTTGCCACGACAGGGGCCGCGACCTTGCGGCGACGTCGCCTACGCGGAGCTTCCGCTACCGCGCCGACATGCCGACGCCGACGCCTGCGAGTGGCGGTGCCACGCTTCTTCCGGCGAGCCCAACCCTTGCGAGCGGCTTGTCCGTGCCTCTTCGAAGCGCCGCGCCACGCGCTCACCTTGCGCCGACGCCTGCGCCTGACGGCCACGACCGGGGCCGCGGCCACTCGGCGACGCCGACGACGAGTCGCTACCTTCGCCTCGACGCGCACTCGGCGCCGACGACGCCGCGTCTGAACGGCGCGAACCTTGCGCGCTCGCCTGCGATGACGACGCTTGGGTGCGGGAGCGGACTTCTTCGATCGGCGCCTGCGTTTTGCTGAGACTCGAGTCATTGTTTTCGATCCTTCTCGAGCCACGACGGCTCGAATGCCCTGTCCGAACGGAACCGTTCGAAACGTTTTTGATCCCTTCGGATCGAATTGCCGAATTCGGATGTTCTGGGCGGTGACGTCCACCTTCCCAGACTTGAAGCCGTGAGATTTCGCCCACGCCTTGGCTTTGTTCTCCGTCCAGCCGGCGCTGCGGCTAAAGAGGAGAGACTGTGGACGCATCGCTCTGCGCTTCGGAGCGCGTGTGACGACGGGAGTCGGACGCGGTCGGAACATCGGACGCGGAGCGCTTGGACTGCGCCGCGATTCACTGAGGTCTGCCAACCGATCGTCATAAAGACCCATGAAGGGGTAATCGGAAGGCTTTCAATACGGATTTGACGTGTCAACGAAACTGAAAATGGTTGCGCGACCTCGATCAGTGGTTACGTATCGAGGCGCCTCTTAGCGCTGATGCAGTTGCAACAGGAAACTGCAACATGAACGGTTAGTTACGCTCGATTGAACGTCGACGCTTTTCAGTGTTCGAGCGCGTCTATCGCTAGAGCACCAAACAGAGCGCGCGTGCATACGCCGGGAGCCCCGACGTACCTACTATCGGATCCCGGGATAGCGAAAATTGAACGCATCCGGCGGCGCGCCGAGCGATCCTAGCCCCGGGCTGTGTCCGCTCATGCCGAAGAAGTCACCTGCGTCCACTTCTTTCGCTTTCGCTCCGGGGTCAACCCAGAACTCACGAAGGTGCGGCGCGACTTGACCGACAGGATGCTGCGTCGTCGCGTCGACCTTTACCCATTCATCGGGCTCGTCATCTTCGAATGCGATGAACACGTGAGTCGGCACGTCGAGTGGTTGTGAGTGACTCGAGCCAACCACTTTCACGGGGATGCCGATCGACATGAGCAGCGAGCCCATTCCGATCGCCTGGTCGTCGCAATTCGATACCGTCACGTCGTGCTCGGGCAAGTACACGTAGTGATCATCGGTAGAAATGTCCCAACACGAAACCTTGCGCACGGCGCGCTCGATCGATTGAACGCTCAGGTTGAGTCCTCTTTTTTCGCGTTGTCCGACACGCCAGAGTGGATGCTTGCCGGCTCCCCCGTGCTGTTCCGGAGTGAGCATGCGCACGCTCGTCATCTTGCCGAACATGCGGTGAAGAACACGTACCTGAAGCATGAGCTGCCTGCTCGTGGTCGAGTAGGTTCTCGCGCTTCCTTTCGTGTTTTGTGTGCTGTCGGCCATCAAACCACGTAGCGCGGCAACTGCTCCGACTTCGTCGAGATTGATCGTTTCCAGACGTTTGAATCGCGCTCTGGAACCTAGAGCCGCGATACGCGACGCCCATTCACGGTCTTTGATCGCGATGTATCGAGCGTGCCAGGTGGTTTCGATCCCAAGGCGTTCGCAGATCGCTTTGACTTCGTGTTTCTGCTCTTCCTTGCGTTTTCCGTCACGTCCCGCGACGTAGAAACAAATGTGCGGGAAGTTTGGGTTCTTGCTGGCCTTCGTCCAACCGTCTGCGAGCGCAAGCGCCTCCACGTACATTCGATCAGGATCCACACGGTTCGATCCAAAATCGATGCGCTGTGGTTGAAGCAGCGTGTCTCCTTCTTTCAAGTCGCGCACGAGTACCCGATCAAAAGATGCGGTCCTCTTGAAAGCCTCTCTACACGCTACTTGCTCGCATTGAGCTCCGTGCTCGCAACGGCCCGCGTAGACTCTGTGCTCTCCGGTCAGGTACATCGTGGAGCCGTTGCTCATCTCGATTGCATCGACCGGAAGTTGCCCCTTAGCCCACTTTTGCGTGACTGTGCTCCACTTGTCTTTGCCCCAGATCTTGTCCCCTACCTTGATTTGCTCGATCGGTACGAATTCGTAGTCGTTACGAAGGAGCAAGGTTCCTTCGGGGAAGCAATCACCGCCCATGAAGCAGAGCCCGTTCTCGTCGAGACAAAGCGTTTGCTCCGGCGTCGCCATGAACTCGCCAAGATACGGATCGGGAACGAACGGCACTTTCTTTCGGAAGGCGTTCAGGAGGCATTGCACCTTCTCGCGGCGCGTGCCGGTCGAGACGCCACATGCGGCGAGTTGCTGCATCGCCCACGCGCGTACGCGAGGGCTCATGCGACCTTTCCAAATCCTCTCGGCTACTTCCTTGAGGGAGAGACGCGCACCTTTGCCGCCGGACGGATGAGGACGCGCGTCTACTTTTACGCCCGAGATGGGCTTATCGATCATCGTCATCCGCGGCGTCGCTTTCTCGGTTTTCGTGTTGCGAGGTAGATCGCGCCGCCAGCAGCTGTTGCGCCGATGAGGCTCAGCCCGAAAATCTCTCCTCTAGAGAGACCCTGCTTCGTGGGAACGGTGACAGCGACGAGATTCGGGTTTACAGGTTGCGGCGTGGGCTGCTGGGGCTGCGGAGAAGGTGTTGCGCGCGAGCCGCATCCGGGTGGAGCAGTGCCGACGAGGCTCGCGATCGCGTTAGCGACTGATTGCTCATAGTTGCCGGTGTTGATCGGCAGCGGCGACTGTCCGGAAGCGTTCCAGGCGGTTTTAAAGGCATGAACGGCTGAATTGACCGCGCTTCCCGCGCTCGCGACCGACGTGCAGTAGCTAGTGTCCGCGCCGATGGCGTTGGCGGCAGCTTGTGCCGCCGAAACTAGAACATTCGACGACGGTGGCTGGGGCGCAGGTGTCGTCGAGCCGCCGTAGAACGCCTGTAAGGAGAGCCGAGCACTGCCGACTGCGCTCACGAGGGCGCTTCGAACGTCGTAGCGAGCGTCTTTCGCCCCCGCCTGATCACCGACGTCGAGCGCGGCACGCATGTCGACGAGACGCTGCCTTGCGACGGCGGTAGCGGTGTGCGTGTCCCTCGCGTACCTCGACGAAGCCGCGGCGCTGTCACCGTCGGCTACAGATACGGCGCCGTCGATGAGGTTCGCCGCATTGTCGGCGGCATGCGTGAACGTCTCATCGTCGAGCGTGTCGAGCACACTGACAGCGGTCGTTGCCGCGTCTAGATTTGAAAAGTCTCCTAGAATGCCGACAGCGGCGTCACCGAGTGTCGAGGGCGTGACACCGTCTGCGTAAGGCAAAGCTGCAAAATATTTTGCAGGACGAGTGTCGAGGGTGCCGTCGAACCATTTCGTGGGAAGATTGATTTTCTCGCCGGCACGAAATTCTGCGAACGAGATGAACCCGTTCGGATAGACGACAGTGGGTTTGTGAGGGTTCGCAGTGACGAGGTCTCGTGCGCACTTCGGACAGCCGGCATGTGTTGCGGCGAGGCCTGCGGGACTGTCGCCGGCTTGCACGGTGTAGGGGCGCACGACCTATAGACTACGCGCGTCACCCGGGACTCGTCCAGAAAAGGAGCCAGGGAGGAGGTTTCCCTCCTCTTTCAAGACGGATTGGTTACCGCTGGTGTATGCTCATTTCTGAGCCCTGGCGCAGATTTAGACGAACTCTCGCTGTGGTTGATGCACGACAGGTTTCCCGTCGCCGTTCGAGAGCCGAATCCCTTCGCCCTCGACCGCCATCTTCACGAGCGGCGACTTGAGGAGCCCCGCTAGCTTCTTGGCGTACTCGTAGGCTTCGCGATCGTCACGCGCATCGACGGTGATGCTCATCGTGACGCGAAAACGCATCGATCAGTTTCCGTTTCCTGGAGTCGTCGGCGCGCCCCACGGACTTTCTTCCGTAGGCTCTTCGGATTCGATCGGCGGCGGCACGTCGGCGGGTGGCGGCGGGAGCCGCTGCTCTTCGACCGGTATCGCGACGTACTCCTGCGAGCGTCGTTGCTCCCGTCGCTGTCGCTCTTCGGCGCCTTTTTGAATCGCCTCACGTTGTTCGCCGGCCCACTTCATCATGCTAGGCAAGTTGGCGAGGATGCTGTCCCAAGGACGAAGCGATCCGTCCTTGTTGTCGTAGACAAGCTTGCCGCTGCCGCTGCCCTCGACGATTCTGACCGGGCTGTCGTCGTCTTGTTCGATCGGTATCGGTGCTTCGGCAGGCTCTTGCTGCCCGAGCACGGAGCCCATCTCTCGAACGGCGTGCATCGTCTGGCGCACGACGCCTAGCGCGTCGCGAACCTGGTCGGCGGGCGATTGCTGACGCTGCGGCTGAGTTGGGGGTTGCGCGTACAAGGGCCGCTCGCCGCCTTCACCTTGCGGAAATCGTCGGTACATTGGACCCGAGGGAGGTGCGATGCTTGCTTCGGGCATGAGCACGTGCGCGCCGAAATCGGGGCGCCACACCCACTGGTAGCCACGTGGTGGTGGCGCGGCGGGGCCCATCGGGGCCGACATCTGAGGCTGCTGCGGTTGAGGCTGCGGCGCTGGCGCGGGTGTTTGTTGCCCCATTACCGTCGACTGCATCTTTTGGAACATCTGAAATATCTCTCGCATCCACGCCATCTGCTCAGCGGGGCTCGCTGTCGGTGACGGAGGCGGCGGCATCATCAGTTGCGGCTGCGGATACTGTGGTGCAACGGTTTGCGGTGGCGGTGGCGGTGGAGGCGCGAAGCGCTGTTGCACGTTCTGAAACATGTCGAACATCTGTTTGAAGTTCTCGAACATCGCCGCCATGTCGAGCCCCGGTGACGGCTGCACGAAGACTTGTGGCGGCGGTTGCGGGGACTGGGCGTGCCCGTTCGTCGGTTGCGGTGGAGGTTGAGGAGGCGGCGCGTACTGCGGCGGATAGTACTGAGGAGGCACCGCGCCGTTCGGCGGCGGATACCCGTAAGGAACTTGCTGTTGCGGCGGCCTACTATCTCGTATCGTGATTTTCCCGCTGCCTCGAAACTGCTGGGTGCTGTTGTCTTTGAACTGAATGAAGTACTGAGCTTCCTCGTACTGCCCGTGCATCGCTTTTAGCGCCGCGAGGAGTTCGGTTCCGTTTCGAGGACGACTGGTGATCACCTCTTGAAACGGAGAGCCCGTCGTCCGCTTCATATGGATGTCGATCGTGTTCGCCGGCCAAGACCCCAAGATCACGTCGTAGGTCGTAAGCACGTCGCCGGTGTTGATCGTGACGTTCTTTGCGTTGGAACTCTTCTTGTTCACCATGGCTTTGAGCCTGCGATTTTCACGCACGCTCTCGGTGTCGACTGCGCCTAGCTCCCGGATCGTTTCCTCGGAGACGACGAGGTTTCCATTCTCGTCTCGCTCCGCTTCCGCCTCTTCCAAAATGTCAGCGTCGTCTTGGAGCATTGGCGTGCTTGGATCTTGCTCGCTCGGAGCGCGTCGCTTCGTTGTCATTCGTTCTCGGATCTCCCTCGACGAAGTTTTCACGGAGACGATTGGCCGTTGACGGGCGGCGGGACTGTTTCGGCTGTTCCAGGTTCCGGTTCGTCGTCGGGCTCGTCATCATCTGGATCGGGCGGATCATCATCCGGGCCCGCTTCCGCGGCCGCGAGTTCTTCCGCCCAGATTTCGATCGGCATCGCCTCACGGATGATGCGCGTGCGGTGGAGTGGTACGAGATCGCGCATGCCTTCTCGGCTTTCCATAGATACCGAGTAGATCTCGACTAGAGCGCCGTTCACGTACATCGCGATGACCTTCATCGTCGAGACGAATGGATGGGGCTTACCGACTTCCCAGTTGATCGCTTTGTCCCCGCTGATGCTGTCGGTGGCGAGGAGCATGATCCTCGGGTAGCTCAATTGGGGAAGTTGATCGGATGTGGTCAAAGAGCACCGTCCTGCGCTGAAAAGTTGAGACGAGCGAACTCGCCGAAATGTTGAAGCGCCGCACGATCGTAAGCGAGCGCGGCTTCGTGTTCGGTGGCGTATCTTCCAAGATGAATAAGTCGACCGTCGACTCGGATGCGAGCGAGCCACGGATCTGCACTTGAAGAGAGATGGCGAGATCGATCGATAACGCCTTTATATCGTGACGTGAACGTTCGACCTTTACGGCCAACGAACTTACCTCGGTTCGCACCATTTCCTTGCCTGCTGGCCGCACGAAGGTTTTCTCGTCTACAGTCGAGTCCGTTGTTGTTCCGATGGTCGACGAATACTCGTGCACTTACACCAAGTATTACACGGTGCAGCAACACGAATGACCTGCCGTTATCGCTACCCGCGTGACCGACGCTCGTGCCCCCGCCTTTCATCCAATACCACTGCCGCCGATTCAATTCGGCAAAGAGATCTTCGTCTACCAGAGCGAATTTCCCGAACGTTAAACGTAACCATCGTGCGCCAGGTACCGGATCGGGCTCTTTATGCGCACGCGGATCATCCAATCGCGCGGCACAAGAAGTAGAACAGTACGGTCCGGAGCATCCACGTTTGATACGAAAATTTTCTTTCGATTTTTCACGAAAGAAATGATCTCCGCAACGAACGCATACTAGTTCCAGTTTCACAACAGACCGTCCTCTTTGAACGAATAATAACTCGGGCTTTCGATACTTCCTGCCACGATCACGTGGTCGATAAGCGGCATCCCGATCGCCTCGAATGCTTTGTTGAACGCCTTCGTCGTGTCTTTGTCGGCTTTGCTCGGCTCGGCTTCAACTCCAGAAGGATGCACGTGCCAGAGGATCCCGCCTCCGCCTCCGCTCATCAGTGCGGCTCTCAGTGTCGGGATCACCGGCGCCATCACACTCGACGCCTCGCCCCGACCAGTTTCAGTGTATCCCTTCAAGCGACCGTGGATGTCGACGGTCAGAACCCCGAAGACTTCCTCGTTCGTGCCCCCGAGATATTCGAAGAGAAATTCGGCGACCTTTTTCGGATCGTTGAGCGGCCCGATTTCGTCGGCTAGCGCGTTGCACGCCGCGAAAGCTTCGGCATCCTTCTCCACTCTGAGAAACGGACGACACGTCGTGCCTGATCCGTTGTCGAGCTCGACCTCGCGTGGCGCTGACCGACGCGCCGCGACACGCACCGGTGTTCGCAGGAACGGATTCCGGCGTGCCCGAGCGGCCGGTGCGACCGGTCGCTCTCGGCACTCACACGGCGAGCGAGCAGCGGTTCTGATCATTGGATTCGGACGAGAGCGAAGCATCAGGCTTGTGCTTCCGTTGGGTGTTGCTGCTCGCCGTTCGATTTGTGCTCGACAGACGACGCCCCGAACGAAGGCGCCGCTTCTGGCGAATCGAACGCGACGAACTCTTTGCCGCTGAGCGTCTGCATCAAGAGCTCGTTGGGACCGATGTCTGTTGCAAAGAGCGCGACGTCTTTCTCTTCGGAGAACGGAATAAAAACTCTGCCGGCATCTTGCACGATGTGCCTGATCGATGTCACGACCACGTAATCGCCGACCTTGATGCCCGCCGCGGCTGCGCCCGGACCGACCGCATCTACGAGTAGGTACTTCGTGACCTTCGTCGGATCGGAGACGATGATCTTCGATTCCGACCTTCGGATGGTCATGCGGCCAATGAGCTGGTTGTTCCTTGGTTCAAATTTCACGGGGACTTCTCCTCTAGTTGTGCCGGCGCTCGTGTCGGAAGAACGGATGCCTCCTCAGGCGGAGGCGCTGGCGTCGCGACACCTGCGCGCCGGAGCGCTTCATGCATCGCCTCGAGTTCGATCTTCGTCGTCTCGAGCTCGGTGAGCACCTCGCTGAAGTATTCGCGACTCGGTGCGAAGTACGGCTCGTTCGGCTGTCGTGCGACCCTAGGCGCGCACGTTCGAGCGGCGTTCAAAATGACGAGGGCGTCCATGCGAAGCTCACGGTCTGGACAACTCGGTAAGCACGGCTCGGTCTCCACGCCAGCCCCGGGGCAGTTTTCGGTGTGAAGACACCGCATGAGCACCTCGATTGCCGCGCGTTCGACAATCCCCCAGCCGATTTTGCTCCGCCAGAGCGCGAGCCGAAGGGCGGTCCAGTTTCGCACCGGCACCGACACTTTTTGGTCGCCGGGCGCATCGAGGCCGAGCATGTGGCGTGTCGTTGACATTTTTCTCTTCACCTCTAAGTGAGCGCGCCGTCGGGCTCACGAACACGATGGTAGCCCTCGCGCGCCGGGCGCGTGGCGACTTGGAGCAAGATCGACCGCATCCACACGCTAACACTCACTTTACAGCGCTCCGCGCGTTGCTCGATCAAGCGGTACTGTTCGGGGGTGAACTTGACGTTCTTGACTTTCGTCTTGTGCATACGTTCGTATTGCCCCTGTAGTCCTTCCGAGTATCCTCTCTCGGCCGAAGTGGACGTGTCAAGGGCGCCCGCGTAGACTCCATTCCAGATGACGCAGTTCGGCGTCGGTCCAGAGCTCTCGCAGCAGTGCCCGAGCGTACCGTCGCCGGACGGGTATCGTGCGTGGACTGAAGCTGATGGCCCCGTACCTGATGAGCTCGTGAAGCGCGCCACCGCGTTCGCGTCCGACACTAACATTCCGCTTGGAAGTACCGAGAGTTATCCGCTCCCGGGCGTCACGACTTTGATCCGCATCGAGCCGCACGCTTGGGGTCGAGACGACAAGGGAAACCTAGTGCAAGGATGCTTTCGAGCGGGCGCGGTATTTCTGCCCGAAGGGGGCAGCACCACACCAGAAAAGGGCGGAGGGTGGGATAAAACCGTCGCCATCCTCACGGCGGTGAGTCTCGCGGTCGGCACGGCAGCAACCCTGTACTCTTGGGGGAAGCAGTCGTGACGAGAAGGAACACAGGTAGAGGATGATGCGCAACGGTCAGCCAGTCGTAGGCCTAGGCCAAGTTGCGGTAGCCCCCGTCGTCGCAACGGCTTCGCCATGGGGGCTCGCGCTCGCGACGAGCGTGGTCGGCGCCGCTGCCGGGTGGTGCATCGAAGAGGTTGCGAAGAAGATTCGAAAGAAGAGGCGACGCCGATGAGTGAGATCGTGCACGCCGCGATACTGATTCTCGTGGGAGCTGCAACCATGTGGCTCATCGAAGAAATTATCGATAGGCGGAGATGGCGATGAGCGAACAAGTTTTTCTTGGCGGCTGTCCCATCGTGAGACCGGAAGGGATCTACTTCGGCGGTCAACGCGTTATCCGACTCGGGTTGGGAGATGCCGGCGATCTCTTCGCGTACAGGCAGATGTGGGAGCCGTTCATCGCTGCGCACCTCGAGATCTGGCGCGACGTGAACAGTCGCTTCGAAGCTTCCGAGTTCTCGAAGAAGTGTCCCCCAGGGATCTTCACCAACGCGCAAATCCCGAAAGACCTCGACACCACGTCACAGTCCTTTTGCGCGGCGCTCGCTCTTTCTCGCATAGAGACGAGCTCCACGAACCAAGACGGCATCCTCCCTAGGTGGAACGCTTGGCAGAACAAGTCGAGCTCGCAAATTATTGCGGGCGCTCCCGACATGCTGAAGTGGCTTCAGAGCGTGGTTCTTCAAGTCGGCGGTCCCGACAAGGACAAGCTCCTTCAAATCTCGAAGGCGTGGGAGATCCCTGTTAGGCTTCCGGATCTTCCTTCGTTCAGTTTGCAGCAAGAGATCATCGCGCGCACCGAAGGCGCGTACACCACCACGAAAGGGATCTTGCAGCTCCTCGGCTACGGCGCGAGTGAGTCGCTTCAGATGGCCGGCAGCGTCGGGCAAGCCATCGCGGACGGACTCACCGACACGGCGCACGACATTCCGAAGACGGTCCACTGGGTTGCCATCGCGGCGGGCGTAACGGCCGTCATCGTCGGTGGTGTGCTAATTGCGTACTACGTGCCGCGACGAGCATCACCTAGCCCAGAGTACAGGAGACTCCCAGCGTGAATCAGGAGCGCAACGTCACGCTCGTCATGATCTTCGTATTCGGAGCGGTCGCTACCGTGTTCACGATCGAGCGCTGCACGAAGCCGCGCCCTGAGCCTGTCTTGCAAATCTCTGCCGAGCCTTCGAGGTCGCCCGCGAGCGTGCCGACGGGACTACCGAAATGAACATCATCGAGCACGTAAACGTCTTGTTCGACGATTGTTCGCTTGTTCGGTCGCTGTCGCCCATCGACAGTTGCTCGGCTCGTAATTTCCGTTGTTGTCGATCCTGTCGAGCGAATGTTTCGGTGTCGGTTTCAGACCCATATCGGCAAAAAAGTTTTCGAAACTTTGCCATCGCTCACAGACACGAACGCCTCGACCGCCGTAGTTTTGGAACGAGCGATGCTTTTCGTCTGTGCAACGCCGTAGCATCGCATTCCAAGAAGACCATTCTGGGCTATCGCGCATCCCGTGCGTGGTCAGTAGTTCGCGCATCACATCAAGTCGATAACATCCGCAAGAGACGATCGCGCCCTTACGGAGATGATCTCCGGCAACACGCTTTTCGTTTCCGCAATCGCAGCGACACATCCACGCCGGACTTACCCGATGCACGATACCGTCGCGGCGCAGTACTATTAATCGGCCGAAGCGCTTGCCGGTCAAATCGATTAGGCTTCCCATTTGACGGCCCTCCTTTCAGAGTCGTCCAGCGCCCGGGTCGTGTAGTAGCGACGCCGGGCGCGTTTCGGAGCGTAGCATGACCGCACCCTTGGGTTACGGCATTGACGTTTCTAGCCATCAAAATCCGGAAACACTCCCGTGGGAGTCGTTTCGAAACCACGTCGATTTTGTAATAGTTCGAGCCGCATATGGTGTGACGCTCGACAAACGCGCCTACGAGCACGTTCAACACGCTCGCGCGATCGGCGCCAAGGTTGGGCTCTACATCTACTTCAGGCACGAGCAAAATCCTGAAGATCAATACGTAGCGCTTACCCGAGCAATTGAAAGTTGCGGCATCGGTACGGGTGACATCGTACCGGCGTTGGACATCGAAGATGATGAAATCGGTCACGTAGCCGTTTCTCCGACGTGGAGCGCTCCGTGTGAATCTTTCGCTAATCGAGCTGTCGCCGATTTTGGTGACTGTCTCGTGTACATCACACAACGCGGTTGGGACATGCTCGGAAAACCCGAATGGGTTCTGCATCGCCCGCTCTGGTGCGCCCGTTATCACGACGGGCCTCCCTCAACCCCCGCCGGCATGCCTGCAACAATCCACCAACACCGTGTAAATGTTTTCGAACCTTACGGTCTGGGAGGCGCACCAGAACCTCCCCCGCCGGGTACTATCGATCAAAATTTGTTACTGCTTCCGTTACCTCTCGTCGGATATCGACCGACGGAAGACGATCAGGCCCGCGTACGCGCGCTCGTCGCCGAGAATCTAAGACGCGTGGTCGAAGAGCCTGATATTGAAGAGCTTGATCCCGTAACCCCACGTCTCGCATGATCCTCGCTCAAACCACCGCCGCCGCTGAGAACCACGGCGTACCGTGGGCGGTGATCGTTCCGTGGGTGCTGAGCGCCGTGGGCGCGACGGCGGTCGTTCTCGTCGCCGCGTTCAAAGCGATCTGGTCGTGGGCGAAGGAGAAGGACAAGAAACTCGCCGAAGCGAATGAGCTTCGAGCGACGACCGCCGAGCACCGTGCCGACAGGGCCGAAGAGCGTGAAGCGGAAGCCCAGAATCATTACTCGAGGCTCAAGGGCGAGTTCAAAGCGACGACCGCCGCTCTCAGAATTGCTCGCCGGCAAGAGGAAGCGGTCGAGGTGGGGCACCCTATCTCGATCCCGCCTCCTCCGATTGAAGAGGAGCACACCGGTAGGTTTTTCGTGGACTCGGCCGCCGACAGGGCCTGGTTCGAAGCCCGCGAACGAGAAAGGGAATATCGAAAATTGAATCCGGAAACCTCGAACGGGTTAGACTCTAGAACCCGCGAGGAACTCGAGAAATATGTCAACGACGCCGATTCTTCAATCCCCCCGCAGCGATTCCCAGCGCCACGGCCCGGACCGAAAAAAAGATGACGTCATGACGGAAAAATTTGGAAAGACGCAACCGCTCAAGCCGCCGACCGCCGCCGACGTGCTCGAAGTGTTCGCTCATTTTCAGGAAGGGCTCCTCAAGAGGATCGATGAGCGAGACGAGAACGTCCTCAAGCTCATCCAAAAAACCGTTTCAGATCTTCTCGAGGATAACCATAAGCTTCACCTACGTAGCGACGACCACGAGAAACGCATCAACCAGCACAGTCGGGACATCGAAGAACTTCAGAAGAAGCACAACGAGATCAAGAACGAGCTTCAGACCCTCAAGCTCAGACTGCCATCGCGCTAGCGCTTGAGCTGCGGCGGATCTTCTCCGCCCACTGTGCCGCCGACGAACGCGCCTACCACAGCCCCGGTCGCTCCACCGATCACCATCGCGTCTTCGATCTCTTGCTCGCCTCGAGCGTGCATGCGCCGGCCCGAGCCGTATTTCAGACGCGGGCGGTACTGCGCGGCGTAGTAGCCGGCAGCAGCGCCCAACGCGCCTCCGACGGCTGCACCTAGCGCGCTCAGAACTCCGGTTTTGGCGTTCGACATCAGTTCACCGCCGCGGGTTGCTCGACCGTGTACGAGACCGCGAAAATCACGCACATAATCGGAAAGTCGGCTCCCTTGAGATCGATCACGAGCCAGAAGGCGTTCGAATCGATCGGCATCCTCACGACGCTCTGCGCGGAGTTCGCCCACATCTTGAACTCGGACGCGCGAGGGCCGAGCCGTTGTCGAAGCATCTCCACGTAAGTGAGGCGAGGGGTGTACTGAATCCCCTCAACCTGATCGGACGCTGCGAGCACGATGTCGCTGTTACCGAACTCTTCCCGCGCCGTTCGGTACGCCTCGAGCAAGTCGACGGGCTTGAACATCCGCCCGATAAGCCGTTTGCAGTCGTCGGTCGTCCCGGGTGCGAACTCGAGCCCCGTCTTGAGCATAGGACTCAGGCTACCAGGGAACGGCTATTTCGACCAGCCTGTGAGGCTTTCGAGCGCTTTCACCGCAATCGAAGTGGCTTTGCCAGAGCCGAAAAACCACGACGGCCCGCTTGCGAACGCTTGCCGCACGGCGGCCTCTGCCGCGGAGAGCGTGACGCCGCTCGAGGGCGACGGTGGAATCGGTGGCGGAAGTGGCGCCGGCACGTTGCCACCGAACGAATTGAACGCCGCGATGAGATCGCCCCAGGCGACGCCATTCGGAGCCTTCTGTTGTCCCTTGGCGAGAATATCGGGTGTGATGACCGCCCAGAGCTCGCCACCGTTCGCGCTTCCGGCGTAACCCGAGATCGCGGCCGGCGTGATTCGAACGCGCTCGCCCCACGTGTCGACCCAGATTCCGACATTCGGGCCCGAGGCGTTCCCGGAGCATCCAAGAACGGCGTGACCGTTGTTCGGGTTCGAAGGCCCCGACGCATCCCATGTCCCGCCGTCGGACGGGAATGGGTTCACCCATGCATCGGGAAGACCCATGCCGAAGCAGAGGTTTTCGAAGAGGTAGTTCGCCGCGAGCACGTCTCTGAAACTAGAAGCGTTGATCGACACGTACCCGAGGATCTTCTCTCCATTCGGTAGGCCCGTCTTCTTCCAGTAGTCGAACACGTCCGTCAGCACGCAGCCGTTGTCGGTGCTCGAGTCGCCGGGAACATACCCGCCAACGCTCGAGTAGGCAGCGATGATTTGGTCCCGCGTCGCGTGGAATGGTGTGCCCGTGGCGTTGCCAGTGAACGTTGCCGCACCGTGGAACATCATGGAGATGCCACAGCAGCCTAACTCGTCATTTACGTACAGATCTCGGAGCGCCGCGTTCGCCTTCGTCCAGTAGTCGAAGGTCGCCGGGATCGCCGGCATTTTCACATGCTGTACGAAGTCCGAGAAGTGAAGATGAACGAGACCGGGCTTTCGAGGCAGACGGCCGAACTTGATGGGCTTACCGGTGTGCGGATTGGTGGATGTCACGCGCCAGAACTTAACAGGTCCCTAGCTCGTCCACAACCGGGCGCACCATCTCCGCCGCGGAGCTCCCCGAAAACGTTTCGAAACCGAGCTCGGCGATGCGCGCTCGCTCTTCAGGCGTCGTGAGGTAGTCGGCGCACGTGTCGATCAGCTTGTCGTAGGGCATGGCGACGTAGCCAACGCGCCACGGCATGTGCGTCGACTTCTCGGAGACGACGAACGCTCGATTTGCGAGCAGGTACGAAACACGAGCCGCTTCGAAGATCGCGGCTTGGTAGTAATGCACGTTGAGAACGATCTTGGCGCGAGCGACCATCCGATCTCGGTCGGAGCCGTAGAGATCGGACGCATATGCGATTTTGAAATTCCTTCCGAGCTCGTTCAGAACCGTCGCACGTCGCACGTTCACGCTACCGAAGAAGAGCACGTCGATGTCCGGGTCAGCCTTGCGCTCGACGCAGGTTAGACATGGCGCGTACCCAGGAGGCACCGTCACGGCGTTGACTCCGAGAGCCTTGAGCGCCGTCGTGTTCATCGGGTCGTAGTCCCAAACTCGATGCTGTCGGTAGAGATCAAGGAGAGGCCCACTGAACCACGGCGACTCGGCCGAGATTTGCTCCGTGTTGTAGAGGATCGCGTTTTCGGGCGGCATCTGGCTGAGAAGATGCGGACCCACGATGACCGAGCGATCGCGGCTGGGCTGGCTTGTGATCTCGGCGTCGAACCCGTGCTCCTTGAGCCCCTCGGCGAGCGGCACCGCAAGATCGAGAAGCGCGGCGCTATGGGTGTAGCTCTTCGGGCGAGGAACGACGACTGCGATTTTCACTCGAGTACCTGGTATTCGGCGTTCTCTTCGAACTCAAGCGACGAGAGCAAGTGCTGCGGATTCATCGCATAGACGCGCGATCCAATGTGTCCGGTGAGCGACGTCATGTCGCAGTAGATCTTCCCGCCCATCTCGCGCCACCTGTCGCAGAAGAACGTGTCTTCCGAAACGTTGACGCGAAAATCGAAGAGCACCGGCGCGTCGCCAAAACTTTGGCGTGGAGCGTCGGCGCTAAGTAGCTCGATAGCGCCGCGTGAGCAGACGAGGAGCCCTCCACCGACCGCATCGACCTCGATGTATCTCCGACCTCGGTACTCGAAACTAGACCGAATCGGATGTCGCACGACCGGTGTCGCCCACGGCGGGGGCTCGTGCGCGTTCTTCGGTTTCCGTCCGAGGCACGCGAAACCGACCATCGGAACGTGCCCGCCGCCTACGAGCTCGATCGCTTCGGCGACGTCCTCCGCCTCGAACTGATGATCGACGTCGAGTTGGACGAGCACGTCAGGCCCTTCCCGCATCATGTCGTTCATCACGTAATTTCGAGCCCAGTGGACCACGCCGCTCGCGTAGCGCCAGTCCGCGTCGTGCCCGCGCTCTCGGAGCTCGTCAAGAAGAGCGATGAGGGACACCACGAACGCCGGCTCGGGGCGCTCGTAGATGGGGGAGCCGATCGTGATGCGCATCTCAGCGCCAGCGCCCTGTTGCGCCAGGAAAACTAGGGCACACAAACGATCCTTGCGCAAATTCGAGTATGTCGCCTGCTTGTACCCCGGCACCAGGTCGGATCACATAGACCCACTGATGCACCTGACCGTTTACGATTACACCCACCCCTCCAACGCCTTGACAAGAATATTGAGGGTCAGCGTCAGGAGCGCACAAGTCGGCAAACGATGCCTTGCACGCTTTCACTGCTTGGCTCTGATTGTAAGTACCGAGCGGCACGCAGTCCTGCCACGTCTGACCGAGACCATTGTCGTGCGTGACGGGCGTGCAAGCGTCGACAACACCACCGGAACCGGGTGTGCCGCCCGAATTCGGCGCGCCACCCGATCCGCCACCGGTACCGGGTGATCCGCCCGAACCAGGAGCACCACCTGTGCTACCGCCAGTGCCAGCGCCGCCGCTCGAGGGCGCTCCGCCAGGACCAACTGCGCCGCCAGTCGCCGAAGATCCACCTGAGCCGACGACGCCGCCGGTCGACGGCGAGCCACCTGTACCGGCGCCGCCCGTGCCGGGCGCGCCACCCGCGTGCAGGCCGACACGCCCGCCGGTGCCGGGCCCCGCGTCTTCCGCCTCACCGCCCGAGCCACCCGAGCCGAACGGCACCGCGCCTCCGTCGCCCGGCGTGTCCGAAAACACCTGCGACGTGAACGGCTCGCCGCAGCCGGCAAGAAGCATCGAAATTACAACGAACCTGAAAAACATGATCGCTCACTCTCCTTATAGGACTACGTCAGCCGGCGCGTTTTCCTTCCCCGAATTTGTGGATCAACCCGAGGTCGACCGTAGCCCTATGCGCCGCGTCAGATTCTTCTCTCGAGACCCCATGCTCATCGAGAACTGATCTCAAGCCCGTATAGAGCACGCCCGACGATTCGGCGAATTCAGGGAAATGCAAGAGATGCACAGGAGTCCCACCACGAGCAAGCGCTTCGATCAGGTTATGAAACCGGAGCGCGAGCGCGACTTCTTCGCCGGCTGGGTCCTTGGTTGAAATCGAACCTGGATGTGCCGAAGCGTTGAGTCCGCGTCGTTTCGCCTCTCGGTAGACACGCCTGCGACTGTCCGCCACGTCGAGCAAACGTCGCATCGGAACGATGCAGCACTTCACTCGAATTTTGTCGATCATCTCGCCATAGAACGGCGACTTCGCCACGTAGTGTAAGGGGCCTTGCTCGGGAGTTCGCTCGAGACCGGCGTTCGCAATCTCGTCGACGGGCGCGTTCACGGAAAACCCAGTGTCGAAACTGAGCGCCGTGAAGTACCGGACGAGGAGCGTGGTTCCCGCGCGGCCGGTGCCGGAGATCAGGATGTGGCCGTCCGATCTAGACCTTCTGTTGTGAGGAACGGTCATCGGGGCCTCAAGGGCGAAACTCCGCAAGAATCCCCGCGAGCACGAGCATGTCTTCCAACTCCGTGAGGCGACTAGAAAGGCGGCGCACTTCTTCGCAGAGCGGTTCGTGCCGCTCGACACCGGTTCCGTCGTCGTAGCGCTCCGAGATCGCCTTGCACGTTTGGCACTGGTGGTACGTCTTCGTGGGCTTCTTCGTAGGTGTCGCACCAAACGACACCGCGAGAGTTGTCGTGTCGGGTTGCTTCACGTGGCTCACCTTGGCCACCGCAAGGAAAGGCCCAGGCATGTCCAGAACGTCGGATTCAATACCGCGCCGATTACTTCTTTCAAATGCTTCACGAGTGCGGCCCCTTTCTTGAACACCTCGTACAGCGCCGGCTAATCACGACTTCGCCGGGGTAGCTGTACTCCCAGTCCTGCCAGTTGTGTCCGAACAGCCGGCACCAGATCGACCAGG